TAATCGTATACAGTGAAGTCGAACCAGAATAAAAAGTATCACCACTTATCGTTGTAGATGATAAGCTTGTCAATGTGGCTGCGCTAATATTAACAGTTGGATTTGTATTCGTTCCTCCTGTATATGTGTTTAAACCTGGTTGAATAGATGTTGTTATATCTCCTCCTGTAGAAAATATGTGATATAAATCAGTTCCACCTGAATATATTAAATTTGAATTAGTTGTTGATGCAATTAAATTTGGAACTAAAACAGTATTGTTTTGATTGTATAAAATCAACCCAGCACCACCAATAATAGAACTATAACATGAATTGCATATTGTGTTATTTTGTCCACCAATAATAGAAGAGTAGTTTGAATTACATGTCATGTAATTTCCAGCGCCACCAATGATAGAAGATTTATAAGAGGCAGAGCAAATTACATTATACTGACCACCAATTAATGCAGAATAATTTGAGTTGCTTATTTCATTTGACCTTCCAGCAAGATTTCCAGAATTAGAAGAGTTATATATTCTGCTTACATTTCCGCCAATCACTGAGGATGTTTCAGAGTTTGATGTTTTGTTTGATTTTCCTCCTGTTATTGATGAATAATTAGAATTTATTATTAAATTAAATTCTCCTCCCAATATTGAAGATTGTCTTGAAGAAGAATATAAATTATTATAAGAGCCGCCAATTATTGAAGAAAAATATGAATGATTACATAGTGTATTTTTAAAACCACCAATTATAGATGAATTACTTGAATAATAAGATAAACAGTTAGAATCTCCTCCGATTATAGACGAGCTATCTAAATAAAAAGATGTTTTATTAAATTGACCACCAATTATTGAAGAAAAACGTGAATGACAATAAGAATCATTGTTTAAGCCGCCAATTATTGAAGAAAAATTTGAACAACGAGATATTTTATTAGAATATCCGCCAATAATAGATGAATAATTTGAATAACAAGATAGTTCATTAAAATTTCCACCAAAAACTGAGGAAGAATTTAAATAATAAGATAATTTATTTTTATATCCGCCAACTATTGATGAGTTGTTTGAATGACAATATAAATTATTATAACATCCTCCGATTAATGAATTATTATAAGAATTTTTTTCTATATTATTATCTGCTCCTCCAATTGCAGCAGAATTAGAAGAATATATATCTATTGAGTTATTATTACCAAATATTAAACGTGTATTTAATTCATAGAATAAAAAATCAGAACTCCCAGCAAAAACTCCGTTTTCATTTACTTGAACTTGACCATTGTTTCCAGAAGGAAGTGTATTTCCAGTTACAATATTATTTATAACATTTTCCAATAAAGTAGAACCAGAATAAAAAATATCACCACTTATCGTTGTAGATGACAAACTTGTCAATGTGGCTGCGCTAATATTAACAGTTGGATGTAATACAGTACCTCCTGTATATGTGTTTAGACCTGGTTGAATAAATGTTGTTGTATCTCCACCACCTCCAGTAGAAAAAATATCATAAAGGTCAGTTCCACCCGATTGAATAACTGAACCATTATTAAAATTAGTTGTGCCCGATACAGTCCCTCCGCTTAAAGGAAGATAATTGCCAGTTATACCAGAATATTGTCCTGCAATATCATTTATAATATTTTCCAATGAAGTAGAGCCAGAATAAAAAGTATCACCGCTTAAATCGCCTAAAAATTCTGTATTTCCACTAACTGTTCCTCCAGAAAAAACTGGAACTGTTCTTATATAATTTCCCATTTTATCTATTATTTACATCTTTAAATATTTCTACGTTTATTTGTCCAAATAATGGAAGTGTCATTTTTTGTTGAGTTGTGCTTCCTGAAAAATGTAATTCGAATTCAGCTTTATATCTACCTGGACATGCTGTATCTGATTTCATCCAGTTATACTGTATAAGACCTTTACAAGAGCTTATTATTTGAGCTGGTCTTGAACTGATTTTTAAATTACCAGAATCATCAGTCATTGAAAAAGTAGATGCAGTCACAGCAGATAAATTAAAAGGTAAAATTTGGTCTAAACTACCTTTATTCATTATCATAATTTGTAATGCAGGTAAAGTATCATTTGCTTTGATGTAAAAATATTGACTATCATTATAACTCATGTATATAAATATACTTTAAAAATATATTATTTTTTTAAACAGGAATTAAAATTGGATTTTGTTGAACTTGAATAAAAATTTGATTAGAAAAATTTGCATTAAGCGTTACTTGAAAATAGTCTGTGATTTTAACTGTCGGGGAACTGCTTGTATATTGTATAAACCATTGAATTTGATAAACAATTCCTGCGCTATACAAATCAGCATTTACACTTGCAGAGTAAACTCCTGTTTTATAAATATCTGGTCTTATGTTTTCAAACAAAAAAGAGCCATTTTCATCATATGTAGAAGCAGAAATTCCATATGGGGTTATTAATTCATAATTTGCCCCATTAGTTATTTGATAAACAGATTTATATAGTGTTAATTGTGCCATCAAGAATAAATATAAACAAAAAAAGGAACCGATTGGTTTGACTTTTTAATTTTTTACTATATATTTATATATAAAACATATATTATGAAAAACAAAAAAACGTTATTAATAACTTTAGACAATGAAGTTAAAGACAAATTGGAAACTTTTTCAAAAGAAAGCTTAGTTCCAAAATCATCATTAATCAATAAACTTATTACAGATTTCTTATATACAGAGGAATGTAAAAAGAAGCACTTGACGCAAAAAACGAATATAAAACAAGTCTCGTAAAACAAATTAAAGACAATAAATCAAAATGATATTAGATAAAGAAATAGAAATAATTGTTGGCTCACGTCATATAAAATATTACAGCGAATTAGGATATAAATGTAAATTTAAAGAAAAAATAATTGTTAAAATTGAACATTTATCTAAAGGAAGTCATGTAATAATCAAAGTTAAGTGTGATGATGAAAAATGCCCAAATGCACAAGAAATAAGATTTATAAAATATCAAAATTATATTAAAACTACTAAAAATTTTACAGAAACATATTGTTGTAATATTTGTGCTTTAAAAAAAATAGAACAGACGAATATTAATAAGTTTGGAACTAAAAATGTTTTACAAAATGAAGACATAAAAAGAAAAATAAAAGAAACACTTTTAAAAAATTATGGCGTTGAAAATCCATCTCAAAATGAATACATAAAGCATAAAAAAATAAAAACAAGTTATGCAAATTGGGGACAAGATAACCCGTCTAAAAATGAATTTATAAAAAACAAGAAGATTGAAACAAATCGGAAAAATTGGCAAAACGATTTTTCTCTGCAAAATAAAGATATTAGAAAAAAAGGAGAAGAAACAAAAGAAAAATTGTATGGAAATAAAAATTATACCAACTCAGAAAAAATGAAAAAAACAAACAATGAAATATATGGCGGAAATTCTGCAATGTGTTCAGAAAAAATACAAAAAAAATCACAAAAAACATGTTTAAAACATTTTAATGTTTCAAACCCAATGCAAGATACAAAAATTAATGAAAAACAGCAAATAAAAAGTAAAAAATTAAAATTACATGAAAAAACTGGTCTTAAATACAGGGGAACATATGAAAAACATTTTCTTGATTATTGTTTCGAAAACAATATAAAAGTTGAAAGTGCAAAAACAATAAAATATGAGTTTAAAAATAAAAACAAAGTTTATTTTCCAGATTTTTATTTGAAAAATAAAAATTTGATTATTGAAATCAAATCTGATTATACTTATAAAAAAGATTTAGAAAAAAACCTGGCTAAACAAAAAGCTTGCTTAGACCAGGGTTATGATTTCATTTTTATTATTAATAAAAATTATGATAAATTTTTATGCTTGCAATAAACAACGGTCTGGTTGAACTGTTATATGGCAATACATTAATTCATCTGAACTATAATCATAATCTTCAAAAGAAGCATCTATAATTTGACAACCAATTAATTGCCATGTTTCAACTGGTTCTCCAGTTGGGTCTAACGCATTAAGAACTAAATTTTTCTTATAACCAACAGCATAACCCATACGACCAGTCGCTGATTCAGCATGAAGATTTACCCAATCCATTACCTTTTGGGTAGAAGAAGGTCCTATTACATCCAGGAATTTAATTTCAATAGGTTCCCATTTATAACGACCAGATACGAATGTAGAAGTATTCATGTATGGAATTTCAACATTTCCGATTGTTATTTTTGGTTTACCAGTTGTTTGAACTAAGAACGAATCAATACCAAGCTCACTTGGAAATTGAAGTTCGAATCTGTGCTTCTTTTTTGGCTCTTCTTCGATTGGAGCTGGTCTAAACATTACTGCCATAGTCTTTTGTTTTAATTTAAATATCAACCAAAAAAAAACCATAGATAAATTTTGTTTTTTCACAAAAAAAAACTATATTTGTTGAATATTTATAAAAACACAAAAACTTTAGTATATGCCGAGAAAAAAAATAATCACAATAAAACAATGTGTTATATGTAATAAAGATTTTAACCCAGGAAAACACAAACAAACACTTACATGTTCAAATGAATGTCTAAAAACCTATCAAAAAAATACAAAAGAAGAAAGATTGCAAAAAGCAAAAAATGCATTACTTGCAAAACATGGAGTTGACCACCCTTCTAAAATTCCTGGTCACATGAATAAAGTTAAAAAAACCAAATTGGAAAAATATGGCAATGAAAATTACAATAATAGAGATTCTACTATTAAAACAAATATTGAAAGATATGGCGGCACTTCTCCTACTTGTGACAAAAATATAATTGAAAAAATAAAACAAACAAAGAAAGAGTTATACAAAGATGAAAACTATAACAACAGAGAACAAGCAAAAAATACATCAATTGAAAAATATGGAGTGGAACACCATCTTCAATTATCAGAATTCATGGAAAAACAAAAGAAAACAAACAAAGAAAAAAACGGACTTGATTACAATGTATTATCTAATGAATCAAGACAGGCGTTAATCAACTATAATTTAGAAAAGTATGGAACAGATTTTTTCTTTTCATCTAAAGAACATTTAGATGGTGTGAGAAATAGTAAAATAGAAAAATTAAAAAAAATATTTCAAGAAAACGAGCTTGAATTTGATTTTGAAAAATATACAATAAGTAGAGAAAAAAATGAAAACATATTTTCTTATGTTTTGTATGATATAAAATGTAAGAAATGTAATACAGTTTTTCAAACAAAAATACAATATAAAATTCCAGTTTGCAGAAATTGTTATCCAATAGCTTCAAATTCTATTATTCAAATTGAATTTGAGGAATTCATAAAAACACTAAATATTCCTTATAAACACAATGATAGAACCGTAATAAAACCTTTTGAATTAGATATTATCCTTGAAGAATTTAATTTAGCTTTTGAAATAAATGGAAATTATTTTCACTCTGAACTTGGTGGAGAAAAAGACAAATATTACCATTTAATGAAAACACAAATGTGCAAAGAAAAAGGAATAAAATTAATTCACATATTCGAAGACGAATGGTTGTTTAAAAAAGATATTGTAAAAAGTAGAATTAAAAACTTGTTACAAAAAACAGATAAAAAAATATACGGCAGAAGTTGCGAGATAAAAGAAATAGAAAATGATTTAAAAAGCAAATTTCTTTATGAAAATCATATCCAGGGAAATAGTATTGACAAAATAAAAATTGGTCTTTTTCATGAAGACGCTCTCGTATCAGTTATGACTTTTGGGAAATTAAGAAAAGCTTTAGGCAACAAATCTTCATCGACAGATGAGTATGAATTAATTAGATTTTGTAATAAATCAAACACAAATGTTATTGGGTCTTTCTCTAAAATGTTTAACTATTTTGTCAAAAAATATAACCCAGTCAAAGTAATAACATATGCAGACATTCGTTGGAGTGGAATAAGTTATGAGAATACTGTCTATAATAAAAATGGATTTAAATTCGTTAATTACACCAAGCCAAGTTATTTTTATGTAGAAAAAAAAGATTATTTAAACAGATATCATAGATTTTCTTATAGAAAAGATGTTCTTTTAAAAATGTTTCCAAACTCTTTTGTTGAAAAAAGCGAATGGCAAATAGCAATGAAAAATGGATTTGATAGAATTTGGGATTGTGGGACAATGAAATTTAAATGGGAGATTGAAAATAAAATTATTGTATAAAATGATTACCTGATTCATGTAAACTAATTAAAATATCTTCAGATTTTTTACAATTTAATAAAAAATTTTTAACATCCTCATTTTTTAAATCAAACCATTCACCTATTAATAAAGTTTCATTTTCATCTTTTTTATAAATAGACATAGAACGATGCATTATTTTTTCAACTTTATAAGGAAACTTTTTTGGATAATAAACATCAACAATTTCAAGCAAATATGGACAGCCAGTTTGCAACTGTTTTAATCTGCTTTTGGCATTTTTGCTGATTCCAATTTTATAAAGATTTATATCTTTAGCTTTTATTAAATATATCTGCATTTAAATAAAAAAATGCAAAAAAAATGAAAGTAAACTATTATAAATCCATTTCAAACTTCATGCTACCACAATCCCAAATTCTATCCATGTTTAATTCTTGAGCAATTTGCCATTCTGTTTTGTTTTTATAATTAATACTCTTTGTCTTACAGATATCTATTAATTTACTTTTTCTAAAAGTGTATCTATGATATCTTTTTAAATAATCTTTTTTTTCTACATACCAATAATTTGGATTTGTTATAGAAATAAATTTAAATCCATTTTTATTATAGACAGTATTTTCATGATTTAAACCACTCCATCTTATATCAGCATATGTTATTACTTTGATTGGATTATACTCTTTTATAAAAAATTTTAACAACTTTGAAAAACCTCCGACAACATTATAATCACATAAATTACAAAATCTGATTAATTCATAAACATTTTTTTCTTTTTCTTTGTTTCCCAAACTATTTCTTGTTTTACCCATAGTTAAAACGCTAAATATTTTTCCGTCTTTTACTAGTCCTATGAATATTTTTCCATTACACTTTCCTTGTATGTGGTTTTTTTGTAAAAAATTATTTTTTTCTATTGTGCTCAACACTTTTATGTTACATTTTCTGGCATAAATATTATTTGTGTTTTTATTTAGATAATTTTTTAATCTACTAAAAACTATATCCAATTTATATACAAGTTCATCTTCAAAAATATGAATCAACTTTACGCCTTTTTCTAAACAAAGCTCGCTTTTTCTTTTATGATATTCTTTGTTTTTGTTTCCAGATAATTCTGAGTGGAAGTAATTACCATTTATTTCTATTGCTATATTTAAATCTTTAAAGTAAAAATCAACTTCAAATGGAAAAATTAAATGCTTATAATTCTCTTCAAAAGATAAATTTAATTTATTAAAAAATTCTCTTAATATTACTTGATAACTGTTATTTTTATATGTAGGATTACATTTCCTACAAATAGGTGACCTATTGTTTGCAAAAGTTTCATAAAATTTATTTTCGCAAATTAAACATTTTAAATAATGCAAATTTAATTTTCCAAAATTTTTAATTGATTTATATTCTGATAATATTTCTAAATTATTCCTCTTTACAAGTTGAAATACTTTCGTCTCATTAAATTTATTTTTATAACAATTTCTTAGCTTATTTTTTACTCCCTCATTCATTGAGGAAGCTTCGAATCCATATTTTTCTAAATTTGTTTGTTTAAATCTTTTTTTTATTTCCTCTGATTGTAGAGGATAGCTAACTCCAAAGTTTTTATTTAAAGTTTCTTTTCTTTTTAATTTAAAAAAATCAACTTTTAATACGTGTTCAACTCCATATTTTTTAATACAAGTTGATTTTGCTTGCTCTCTATTATTGTAATTTTCATTACCATGATTTTCTAATTTTGTTTGCTTGTTTTTTTCTATATTGTTATAATTTTCATTACCATGATTTTCTAGTTTTGTTTGCTTGTTTTTTTCTATGTTGTTGTAATTTTCATTACCATATTTTTTGAGTTTTGAATATTTTATTTTTTCTTTATGACCAGGAATTTTTGATATATGTTCAACTCCATACTTTTCTTTTATGGCTTCTACAGTTTTTTTAATTCTATTTTCTTTATTTTCTTTAATGCTTCCCCAAATTTTTCTACAATTATCTGAACAAATTTCTTTTTTATTATTTTTTTTAACATAAAATTCAGATTTGCAAACTTTGCAATTTCTTATTTCTCTGTTATTTTTCTTCTTAAATTCATCTGAACAATCTCTGGAACAAGTTTTACCTCCATATTTGGTTTTTTTACCACAAACCAAACAATTAGTTTTTTCTTTCATAAAATACAATTTATAGTAACAAATACAACAGTAAATATAAATTAAAAAGGCGCAAAAATCAATATCTTGCGCCTTTTTTTTGTTAAATTAAGATAAATTAAAAATCATTAAAGTTAGCGCCCGTAGGTAAAACTTCGAATGTCAAGTCTATAAATTCAGCAGTTTTTGTTGGTTTAAGTTGTATTTTACCAACCAAAGTATTAGCGTCCATAGTTGCTGGAGTGTTGTTGCTTGAATCCATGATTATTTTATATCCATACAAACCTCTATTGTTTTGAATAGATAATAATACTGGATTAACTTTAGCTTTAAATTGGTCTTGAAGAGTTGTGTCGTTTTGCTCAAACAATAAAGTTTGTGAAGAAGCTGCGATAAGACTACGAATTTGTAATAACAATCTTCTAACATTTACTCTATCAAGAGCTGTTTGTCTTGATTGAAGAGTTTTTTGACCAAATATTACTACTCCTTGTTGAACTGTAGTTGCGATAGGATTTATTCTTCCTGCGTATAAAGTATCTTTATCTGAAGATGCTAACTTAGTTTCTGCTCTAACAACATTTACAATACCTCTGTTAAAACCAGCTGGAGCGAACCAAGGATAAGAAACATTGTCAGTGTAAGCAATGGCTTGAACTACACCAGCTGTAGGAGCGATATAAACATATCTATTTAAAGATTGGTCAAGAATTTGAACCCAGGGCCAGTATGTTGCTGCATAAGAACTATCTATACCAGTGTCTTGTAAATCATTTACAACAATATCAGAATCTTCTCCACTATTTCTTGGAGCATCAATTATATATAAACTATCAGCTCTTGTTTCAATCATAGACAAAGCATATCTAACTGAATTTGCACTATCAGAAAAGTTTATTCCTGGCATGGCAAATAAATTTATATCTACTTCTTCTGGAGCTGAAAATAAATCAATACCAGCTTGTAATTGTTGAACGTTATAATAATCTGTTTGATAGCTATAATTAGCATCTGCATCAACGAAAGTTGGTGTTCTGTAAGGAACAAATCCATCAAATCCACCAAAAGGAACTAGAGTAAATTTAGCTTGTGCTCTTGAGTAGTCAGATATAGAAGTTGCTGTTGTTGAAACAAAAGTTCCAGATAAAGACAAGGCAGATAAATTTTCCATATGGAATCCATATGATGTAACTGTATTATTAGAATCAGAACTTCCTCTGTATATAAACATATCGGCTTCAAGAGTTTTTACTGCTGTTGAATTACTAATTGTGTTTTGATATTGTGGTTCTAATTGAGAATAAGCAAGTTCAGAAAGTCCTAAGAAAGTTTTATTAACAGAATCAACTGAAGTGTATCCTGTTTTGTAAACCATTTGGGGAACTACTGTTAATCCCGTATTTGCTGTAACCAACGGATACCCTTCAAAACCAGCTGGAACTATTGTAGAAGGAATTCCATCAATGATTTCAAGAATAATATAATTAGATTGTTGAGGATATGTTTCATCTATTGTTCCAATCATATTGCCAACATAATTGATTACTGTTGGGTCTAAACTACAATTTCTAAATCTTTCAAAAGCTGATGAATAAGCAGAAGCATCTGTATCAGCAAAATCTCTGACAATAACATCGAAAACAAAATTGACTGGGTCGATGTTTGTTATTGATATTTTTATATCTGAGTTAGCTGAATTTCCATCAGCTATTGTATGGAATCTGAAAAGTCTTTTTACAGAATTACCTTGTAAATTAGAAACAACCCAAGGAGTTGTTGCATTTGTATATGCTTGATTGTAATTAGTAAAATCCTCTGCATTTGCAAATGTCATATCAGAAGTGATACCAGAAATTATATTTAATCCAGTTCCAGCATTAGCAAATTGTCTTAAATAGTGTGGGTATATAGCTTCTACATAAAGTCCGTATTCATTAGCAGCGTCATTTCTCATTGGATTTTTTCCGATAACTTTAGAAATATAATGAGCTTGAGTTTCATCTAAAGAAACAACAATTGGATTTGCTGATAAACTTGAAGTAATACCAGAAATCATAAATTGTGATAAAGGATTTGTATCTGCTGCTCCTGCAACTAAAACAATATCAGTTGCAGCTGTATATTGAAAATTATCAGAGTTTGGATAATTATCTGTTTTTTTGCTTCTTAAAACACATAAAGGAGCACCACTAAATGCTGGATTGTCTGATATAGCTGTTATTGTCCAAGCTGGAGAGTTTGTATATCCATTAGCTCCTAAGACTCTAACAACATTTAATTGATTTCCTTGAGTTAAAAAGGAATTTGCAACATATGGTAACTGAAGATTTATGTCAGTTCCTCCAAATGTAGCAGAAAATTGAGCCGTAGAAGATATTGGAACTATTTTAAAAGCAGGTCCTTTGTCAGTTAAGCCTACAAGACCAAGTTTTGTAATTCCTATATTTGACGCATAAGCTGAAAAATCTTGTTCTTGTGTATAAACTCCTGGTGATACGAATACTTGTGCCATCTTTAATTTTTTTTATATAAATAGTTTTATTTTTTTTAAATTCTTATTTTTCTTCAATATTAATTGAAATCTTTGTTACAGCATTAACTTTTATAAAATTTTCTGGATTTACAAGTTTAGAGTGAACTATTAATGGAAATATAATAGAAAACCTTCTATCAGAATCAATTTCATTCATATTATTTTCTTCTGAAGGGTCTTGTAATAAAATAGGAATAAAATACCCATTTGTTTTTGCATATCCTTCTCCTGAAGAGAAAATCTCATTAATTACAAGCTCATAACATTTGTTTACATCTTGCATATAGTGAGTATAAAATTTAAACTCATATTCACAATCAATCCATGTAGGTTGTGGAACCTTATATATATCAAACCCTTTCAGTCTTCCATCAAAATTTGGAACTTTAACAAAAGTAAATTTCTTTTTGTTTGGAATTGTATATCTTGTAGGCAAAGTCCCTTTTTTTACAGATTTTCTTCTTAATGTCATAAAAGGATAGCCTATTTCCTCATTATTTTCATTTCTTAAGGCTTTCCAGTTTTTTTGAAATTCTGCCCATTTTTCTTGAGTTAAATATATAATTGGAACTTCTTTTTTTGTTCCATCTTCAATATCCATACTTAAATGAAAATTTTTCAAAAAATCATATACAGCCTGGTCAATATCTTCTAAAAGAAGTTTTTGTGGTAAAAAATTAGTATTTTCAAACTCTTGATTTAAATTTTTATTTATGTTTTGATTCGGAGTGCCCATCCTATTTTTAAATAAATAATGTGGAAAAAATTAAAAACACTTGACAAATTGAAATATTTAATTTAGCTTCGCAATTAAGATTTTTTTTGATACCAACAGTTTTGGGCGGGTTCTGTCTGGTTGTTTTATTTAAGCTGGCGATTTCATAAGTTCAGTATATAAAAGCTCCAACTTTTCTCTTAATGTTCTAAAAAACATTAAAGGGGGGAAGGGGGGTTTTAGAGGTTTTAGTTTATCTGGCAATATTTATTAATAAATCTCTTAAAATAAATAACATTACTTAAAACTAAATTTATGTTTCAAATATTTAAAAAAATTAAACAAAAATTATCAGATAATAAACAATATAATTCTTATAAACATTTACTTAAAAATTATTCTTTATCTGATATAAATTTTTTAAGTCAAAATAATAAAGTTTTAATCTTAAAACATAGTCCAAGATGTATTGTTAGTAAAACTATCATGAAAGAATTTATTAAATTTTATGAAGGAAATAAAGATAGATTTTATTATGTAGTTATTGATGTAATTGAGAATAGAAACATATCAAATCAGATTTCTGAAAATTATAAAATTATTCATCAATCTCCACAAATTTTATTGATTGAAAATGAAGAATGTATTTATTCTGAAGACCGTGATGAAATTAATTTTAATAAAATAGATAATGATTTTTAATAAAAAACAAAAATGGAAACAAATAATTTCAGGAAAAGATTGGTTATCATCTTATACTGATTATGTTGATTTTGACGGAAATTCATATAGAATATATGATTTAGTTATAGAGCCTGGATTTAGTTCAGGATTTGAAAATAAAAATATTTAAATTAAAAATTTTAATATTTCTTCTTTAATTCCAATTTGTTTTATACCTTTATCAGATTCAGATGAAACAAAATTTTTTAAATATTGTTTCATATTTAAATCATCAATTGCAATCCAATTAGTAATATTTTCTTTATTACTAAGCCATAATAATATTTCTTCAGAACGTTGTTTATTGTAAATCTGAAATGAATATTTTTTTGTTTTAGGAGTATAATCAATTGGTTTTTTAATAATACCTTGTTTTAAATAAAATAATCCCATTTCTTCTAATGAAACCCAATATTTCCAATCAGATGAAATAACTATTTCAGCATCTGTTTTTTTTAATATTGAATTCAAAACAAAAACACATTCAGTATCAAAATTAATTAATTGACCTGGATTTGGATGTTTATCAATTCTCATTACTCCCTGGTGGTCAAGAAATATTATTTTCATTTCATGTTACGCTGAGTCATGTATATTTTTAAATCATCTATTGACATGTTTTGTTCAGCTAATCTAATTCCATTAAATGTATCATTAGATATAATGCCATAATCATCTTTTGTTCTTAATTCTCTATTGTCTTTAACAAATTTCATATCAGATATAGGGTATAGATTATTTAATCTACAAGAAGTAAGAATTCCGTTAGCAAACATATTTATTTGTTTGTCAGTTATAATATTATAAAAGTGAGCTTCTTCATTTACAATTTCTTTACTAATCAATTCAGTTTGTTCTCCTTTATCATTAAATGTATGTGTTCCTATTATAGTGTCTTCTGTCATTGGATATGTAAATGTTCCCTTTTCAATATTTAATATGCGATGACCAAGATGAGGTAATATTGATTTAATTTCAGAACCATCGCTGAACTTTGTTAAACTATATTGTTGAGCTGTTGAAGGTTTTGCAATCCAAAAAGGTTTTGATTTATCAAATTTTCCTTCATCAAAGTTCCATACGAGTAATTCGTCACTATAAGTTACATCTTCAATTTTTTTATGAGAGCCATCAAATAAAGTAATCAAAGTTCCTTCTATAAGGCATGGAACAAGTTCAAAAGTTATTTGTCCTCCATAAACAGTCTCTAATATTGTTTCGCCTGAAGTGGTTAATCCACTTGCCATAGCAAAAGCTCTTACATAAACGTTTTGAGCATAAGGCAAAGAGGTAAGATTTACATTAAAAGAACCAACTCCAGGAGTTGCATCAACTACATTTTTAGATATATCAGGAAAAGGATTCGTATCCCAAACTGCACCCATTTCAGTTATAGTAAGACCTCCATCGCTTATTAAAGTTCCATAAAATTGAGTACTACTCCAAGAAGGAATTACATTGTTTGTTACAATAGTTAACGCATCAACTTGTGTAGATATATTTGCAATTGTTATTTGAGAAGGTTTTGTTTCGATATTAATGGGAATTGAATAATATTCACCATTCAATGCATTATATCCGAAAGCTGAAAGTTCAGTTTGTCCTGGATTTTTTTTCTTTTGAAAACGAATTCCTGAATTATCAATAATTTTTACTCTTTTGCTCATTTATTTTTTTGAAAATAAATAGTGTAAAATTATCTTCCTTCAAATTTATCTTTAGTAACCCTAACTCCAGTTATATTAATATAAAAAAGTCTATCTCCATTATAAGCATAAGCATTACTCACATTTGATGAACCATCATCGGTTATTTCGTAATAATTACCTTTATGATAAACATAATCACCCATTCTGATTTGAACTTTTAATTCTTCTAAATGAGATAAATAAATTTGAGCCTTAAATTCTCCAAAACCTTTTTTAATCAAACCTTCACCTCCAGTATAACTTGGTTTTTCAACTTCAAGATTAACTAATCCAAAAATCTCAACAGGCTCCAAATAAACTTTAAATTTAGATTCACCATAGAGTTTATGTGTTCTTGTTTTTGTTAAATTAATCCTATATAAAATAAAACTTTCTAAAAGAATTTTTTCACTTATTTCTCTACCAACACTTTGAAAAAACCTCTCTTCAGCTTCTCCAAAAAATAATTGAACACCCTTTTCAGTGGTATCTAACTTCTGATTGATTTCAGTGTTATTACCTTGTTGTAAAAAAGGAATTTTTTCTCCGCCATTTAAAGGTTTGTCGTTTTCAGCCATTTTCTATTTTTTATCCACGAAATAAGCCCATTGGTGTATATGACAATGTTTTATTTACACTATCTTGAATAGCAGTATTCATTTCCGCCATAGCTTTGTAATTAAGCTTCTCTAAACGCTCTTTTAGCTCGTTTCTATAGAATTCCATATCTCTATATCCTTTTTCTAATAAATCAGCGCTATTAAGCGTTAATTCCTTATCTGGAATAGGTAGTGTTCCATTAAATTTCCCTCTTAAAAATCCAAGCGTTTCTTTTGCATTGGCTTGAGCATATCTTTTTACCCAATTTTTTGCCCAATCATTTAATTCATTGTATGTTAAATTATACAGTCCAGCATCAGAAGGACCTGAAACAAGTCCGTTTCCTTGAGTGTTTCCTGTATTTCCCAATCCCAATGGATTAGCTGTTTGTCCACTTAATAAATCATTTCCAGCTACATATCCATCACTTGCATAATAATTATAGAATAAAGTTCCAGGAGTATAAAAACCAGCACTTGGAAAATTAGAATTTTGAACAATAGCTGGAACTGGATATAATGTTAAACGTTTTGTTGCGTTAGGACCAGCAGTTAATCTATAACTATATTCAGAACCTCTTACTTTATTTCTAACTGAAGCTGCTTGAGACGTAAGTATTGTATCAAATACAGGCATTACAGAATAAAGAGTGTATCCAGCAAAAGAAGCACCAAATTCAGTGAACGCAATATTTCCTTGTGCAAAAGGGTCGAGACCAAATAAATTAATAAAATTTGGAGTATACCACATAATTGTAGAACATTCTCTACCAGCTGGAATAAAATAATCCTGAGTTCCAGAAGTTAATACAATTGAATCAGTAAGCAATGGTCTTGAACCATTTGATGCGATTTCATTTAATTCACTATATGCTGTTGCGAATGTTCTTTCAAAACTAAAATTATTTGAAACATATTTTAATGTAAAATCAATATTATTTGGAAGCCCAAGCATTTGAGATAACTTATTCTCAAGTGTCCATTGATTTATAAAATCAGATAAATATTCTATAGCTTCACATGTACATACTTCTATTTGAGCATCAGTTAATTCAACTCCCATAATAGGAGCGCCAAGCTTTAATCTGATTCTATTAAACAAATGCTGCTTGTCAGAGCTTGTCATCCCTGTCAAACAATAATCAACGCAAATACCTCCATATCCTATTGTTGCCATTTTTTATATTAATTTGTAAAAGGCGTTAATCTTTGATTTCCCCAATTCATTCTTGGTTTAAATCCAATAAATAAACCACTGTTTACTACAACCTTATTTGCTATTGCATAAAATTCATTTGTTGGACTTAAAGTTGGAGTTGTAAAAGTGCCCCCTCCCATCATTGTTATGGTTAATGTTCCCGCTGAAACACAATAAAACCTATTAACAGAAGCTCCTGTTATTCCATCTCCTAATATAGAATTAGATGAAGTGGTTGTTGCCGTTGTCCCTGGATAATATGTAACATTTGTTGTTGCGGTCATTCCAGATGTTAAATTTATAGAAGAATAATTTCCAAATTGTGGATACATAATTTTTTATTTATAAATAGATATTAAATTTTTAATTTACTTTTATTTCATAACAAAACTTACCACAATCCCAAATTCTATCATAACCAGCTTCTTGCATCATTTGCCACTCAGTTTTTGAATCATCATATATATTTGGAAATTTTCTTTTAATTGATTTTTTACCAAATCCAAATTTGTGAAATCTTTTATATCTATCTATTTTTGAATTATAATAAGCATAATCTGGTCTTAATATATTTGTTAATTTAAATCCTAATTTTGTATATAAATTACTATTAGCATCCATTGTCCATCTTCTATCAGCAAAACTTATTATGTTTTTTGGACTATAATTTTTAATAAAATAATTTAATAATTTTCCAGCAATACCAACAACAATATAATTTATATCTGTTGCAAATCTTTTTAATTCATATGAGCCATTATCAACAACTCTTTTATTCATACTTCTTTTTGAATCAAAAGTCATTACAGCAACCAGATTTCCACTATAAAAAGCACCTAAAGAAATGTTGCTTCTATCTTCTCCTTGAATATGATTCTTGTTTAAAAAATTATTTTTTTCATAGTCTCCTATTAATTTTACTTCACATTTTCTTGCATGTATTTTTTCTAAATTAGTATTTAATCCAAAAATGTGTTTTAATTTACTTTTTACTATATCTTTTTTAATCTCCCATTCATCTTCAAATATATGAATAAGACTATATCCAGAATTGTTCATTAAAATAGTTTTGTTTAAATGAAAATTGCTCTCTTTTTTACCAAACACTTCCGAATGAAATGTGTTACCATTAAATTCTATTCCAATTTTTTTATCCCCACAAAGAATATCAATTTCAAGTCCATGTAACAATTTTCTATTTGTGCTTTCTACATTTATTCCCTGATTTTCTAAAAAGAATAAAATATCAAATTCAGCAGTGGAAATAAAAGAATTTTTAATGTTTTTTGATGCTTCTTTTAAATTGATTGTTGTTTTTTTTATAAAATCATTAGAAGCAATTAATTCATTTAAATATTTTATTTTATACTCACTTTGAGTTGTATTATGTTTTTTTAAATGTGAATTTGATATTATGCCAAGTTTTTCTCCGCATATTTTACAAATAACATAATTTTCTTTATTTGACTCAATTTTATTTTTAATTTTTAAATTGTTTATTTTTGTTTTAAACAAAGACTCTTCTTCAGGAAATTTTTCAATATGTTGCAATATATCAGAAATTCCATGTTCATTTCTTAAATGTGTAGTATACCAACCACTTTTATTCTCTAAATCAGCAACCGTCCAATCACAATAAACACACTTTAAAAGCTTTTTTTCTTCAATGTTGTTTTCAACTATATAAAAATATTGTTCATGCCAATACTTTCCATTGCTTTTCCTGTATTCTCTTTTTATAAAATTTGAAGGGTGTTTAAATCCAGGAAATATTTCATTTAAATGCTCAGTTAGTATTCCAGATGAATTCTTATAATCACCAAATTCTTTACCTGTAATTTTACAAACTGCAATATATTTTTTATCATTTATAATATCATTTGATTTTTTAAAATCAACTTCTTTTTTTAAAAATTCATTTTTAATTTCATTTGCTCTTTTTTTTAAATCGCCTTTTTTATTAACGCATTCTTTTTCTATATCATTTAAATTTACATATAAACCATATTCTTTTAAAGTATTACAAATCACAGTTGCAGATATATTTATTCTTTTTGCTATCTCCTTTGTTGTTAACTTATCTTTAAGATAAAAAACCCTCATTTGATTAAATTGCTCTTCATTTATTTCTAATTTTTTTGCCATGACCCTTTTTTTAATGCAAATATAGCATAAATATATGGAATAAAGTCAAAAATACAAAAAAAAAGGAGAACCCATTTAAGGTTCTCCTTTCGTTAATATTAACTCAGTTTAAATTATCCTTGTGGAGTAGTGTAAACTTGAGAGTAAGTGTTAAGGTTATCTAAGTAGATTACACCATAGAAACGGTTGTTAACCATTTTCTTACCGTATCTCGTCATAAGACCTTTACGTGGAGTGAAATCATTCGGGTCATATATTGTTTGTGTTAATTGCAAAGGAATATATGGAGCGTAGATATAACCTGCTTCAAGGAATGTGTTACCTTTGTGTCCAAGAAGAACGATACTTGAAGGCAAGTAAGGGTCTTTGTATACAGTATAACGAGTTCCAAGTGAACCGATTTTTTCGATACCCAAGTTATATTTTTCGCTTTCTGGAGAAGCAGAACCATCTACATGGAAATATTCCAAGTCATCAAACACTGCACCAGCTTCAGCTGAACAAACAATCCAAGTTGCACCACCACGAAGAGTAGCTTTATGGATTTGAGCAGAAACTTCATTAATACGAGTGATTAATGTTTGGTTCCAGTCTTTTTGAGTTCCGAAGAAAGATGTGTTGTTAGAAAGACCTGCATAGTCCCAACGAGCGCGGAACATAGCACCTGCTATAAGGTCACGGATGATTTCACGGTCAATTTCAGCAGCAACTTCTTCTGATAATAAAGCAGTTAATTCAGCTTCAGCATCAATTGAGTGGTATGCTTCCAAATCTTGTGCTAACTCTGGAGTCCAGTGAGCTCTCATTTTACGAGTTTCTGTAACAACTGTAACTGAAGAGAAACGTATTGTTAATTCACTCATATTTGGAGAAGCTTCAATGTTGTTGTAAACATTGTAAGAACAGTTTGCAGAGAAATCAGACAATTGATTTGCATCAAAATCTAAACCATAAAGACCAGCTGGACGTGCATCAAGAACTAAGTTAATGAAACCGTTAGCGAATTGGTCTTGTGACCAAGTTTGCATTTGGCTATAGAAAGGTATTGGAGCACCAGCTTTGATAATAGTAATACCAGTATAAGTAATATCAGCATCAGCAACAACTTTAATTGAAGCAGAAGACTGTTGAATGCTTACATTGAAATCAGTATCAGCAGTAAATTGAACTGGATATAAACCAGTTGCGCCTGAAGATGCTACTACACCAACTTGAAGAGTTGGAACAGTTGTTTTAGTAACTGTTTTACCAGTTCCGAAAGATGCATCAAAACCGTTGTTGTCATAGAATCTTTCATAAGCTGAGTTTTGACCAGTATAGTCAGAACCTGCTTGACCGTTAGCATTGTTATAAGGCGCTACTTTGTTATTAGATACTCTTGCGTCCATATAGAATAACAAACCTGAAGGAAGAGCCAAAGGCTGAACCGATACGATTTCGTTAGCTAAAAGACGAGAAAATATACGTCTAACCATTGGGAATGCAACTGTATCGAAACGACCAGCAGAAGCATCCAAAGTTACCTCATTCAACATATAACCTGCTTGGTTTTCAAGCAATTGAGCTACAGCTGATTTAGAAGAGTCTCTAAGACCTTCAAGGAGACCTGATTGCTCCCAGTTTCTTACGATTACTTTGCGTTGCTCAGACAAAGTGCGCAGGTTGGTAAGACCATATTGACCTGAATTTAAAAGTTCACTCATTTTTTTATTTTTTTAAGAGTTTTTACTTGATTATACCAGCAAGTTTTTTCATTCTCCTGGTCTCGTCATTTTCATAAAGAGTTCCTTTTTCTGGAGAGCTGTTTGTGCTTGCTGCTTTAGGCAATTGAATTTTGCTTACATTAGGTTTTTTTACTGTTGATGATTCCTTAATTAATTTGTTGTAAAGTGCTTTTGCCTCATCAGCAGTTTTACAAGCATCAAATTTTTCTGAAATCACAGTTTTTTCTTCATTAGTCAAACCACCCTTTGTAAATACTTTGTTAGCATAAGCCAACTTAGCGTTAAAGGTTTGAACTTCATTCATCTGTTTACGCAATGTAACAAAGGAAGCTTTGTATTCATTTACTACAGACTTTAAACTTTCGTTTTCCTGTTTTAGCTCGTCTAATTTAGACTCATATTGAGCTTTTGTTGATTCTTTTAAACCATATCTTTCTTTTTTATGAGGAGTTTCTGGTTTTTTATTTTGTCCTTGTCTATTTAAAATAGACGTGTTTCCGTTTTCTTCTAATTCTTCTTCACTTCCTTCTTGAATTTCTAATTCAAAAAGCTCTTCTTCTTCTTCACCTTTTAAAGCTGTTGCTAAAGGCATTTCATGTTCATCACCATATTCTTCTAATTCTTCTTCTTCACTTTTTAAAGCATCTGCTACAGTAACTGGATGTTCATCGCCATATTCTTCTAAAGAATCTGCTCCTAAAACTTCTCTTAATGCCTCTTCTAATTCTTCCATTGTCATTTCTTCTTCTTCTTGTTCTTCTAAGTCATAAGTTTCTTCAAGAGATTCTTCTAATTTTTTAATTTCTGAAAGTGTATTTTTTATCTCTTCTAAATCTTTGTTTTTGGTTTCATCTAAAATGTCATCAAATTCAAACATAATTTCTTCTTCCTCTTCTTCGCCTGGTTCTTCACCTGGAACTTCTTCACTTGGTTCTTCGCCAGTTTCTTCGTTTCCTACGATTTCAACATCACCTTCAGGTGAAAGGTCTTCGCCTATTTTTTCAAGAATTTTTTCAAGAAGAGATTTCATGCTCTCCATGTCTTGAGATATTTTTTCAACTTTTTCTTCTGTAGATTTTTCTATTTCATTTCCTTCTTCACTTGGAACTTCCTCACCAGTTTCTTCTGTTGGTTCTTCGCCAGATTCTTCCTCACCAGTTTCTTCTGTTGGTTCTTCACCAGCTTCTTCCTCACCAGTTTCTTCTGTTGGTTCTTCACCAGCTTCTTCGTCATCAACATCTTCAGTATCATCAACTATTTCAAACAATTCTTCTTCCTCTTCTTCTGGAGTTGACATTTCTTCACCAGTTTCTAAAGAAGGAACTTCAGAAGTAGCTTCTGGAGTAGCTGGTAATTCATTAGTTGTTGCCACTACATCAGTAGCTGGAACCGCATCTATTTGATTTGCTGGAGTGCCAATTACAGCAGGAGCTGTTCCATCAGCAGATTTAATTGTAACCTTACCATCAGCCCCAACTGTAACATTAACTGAAGCTCCACTATCAAGAGTCACCTCTGATGCTTCACCCATTTCTTGTGCTTCCATTTCTAAAAGAGCTTGTCTAACGCTTGATTCTATCTTAGGCAAAAATTCTTGCTCCATAATTTGTTTTGCACTTTCAGTAGCAAAAGTTTCAATTTCTTTCGCTTCAAGTAAAGCTTTTTTTAAAGATGATTTATCCATAGATAGTTTATGTATTTTTTTTAAATAGTAAGAAAAAAATTATTTTCCAATAATTACTTAGTTATTCCAATAATTTTCTTTAGAAATATTGATTAACTTTAATTCTTTTTCAAATAATTGTATATTTTGTTCTGGTTTTTTAGCATCACCGATAAGTTTAGTCATTCCCCATTGACGACCTTCTTTAAACATATAAGCGCCAGGAGTTGAAGGTGACGATACAAAGTCAAATGCTATTAATTCAAAATCATCTTGAACAACGTCCATTCCTTTTATATTTTTAACTGAGCCAACGCCTCTACTTGAAATTCCAAGCATAACGCCACTTTTTAATAAACCTTTAACTTTATTACCAGCCTCAGTCTCTAATAATTCAACCTCGCCCATAAGAGTTTCACCTTCCCACCACATATTTGTAATAAGATGAGAACAATTAGACAATGAAACTATTGGAGAATTACCTGTCCAATGACTTTTACCATTTTTCATGACGTAAAACACTTCATTGGGAATAGTTACGCAGTGAACCAAGTTATTATAATCAACTTTTTTTATTTGCAGAAATCTATTGTCAATATAGATATGTTTTGTTGTTGAAAAGTGTAAAAAATATATTGCATTTGAATTTTCTGCTTTAATTATTCTTTCTGTTTCAATTATTTCCTGTGTCTCCTCACCAAACTCATTAACAAGAGTTTTTATTTTTTTATCAATTATTTTTCTATCTACTTTTTTTTGAGGATGTATAGAACCAGACACACCCATTTTTAATAAAATTTCTTGAAAATCAAGAATCATTTTTTCACTTGTACTAAAAATTGTTTTTCTTCCTGTTTTGCCAGTCTTACCGTCACCCATCAAAAACCATTCGAATAATATGTTCAACAAATATGGAGATGCTTGTTTAGCTTCTACTGGAACATGTTTTTGTTGTGAATTTCCAAGTTTGAAAAGATAATTGTGTAATCTTGCGTCAGATGTTCTAAAATCAGATTTTCCATTTTTATCCACGTATTCGGTGAATAGTATTGGAAAATCATCTAATAAGTTTTTTATTTTATTTTTTGTTTCTTCTTTTTTTTGCGTTATTCCTACTTTAAATTTTCTTTTTGAATACCCATTTGTTCCAGAACAATATCCTTCTGCCAAATAAATGCCTAAAAACGCAAACCAAGTTTCTGATTTTATTTTTAAATCTTGTGAGTATCTTTCTTTTAAAGTGTGTGGTAATTTTTTAAGAGAGTGAATTTCTGGAATACCAGGCAAGACAAAATATTCATCGTCATTTCCTTTCCAAATTCCTTCTTTTAATATTTTTAAACCATTGTTTATTCCACTTTCATGTTCATTGTAAAGTTCTGTGGCTGTTTTAAAAAATCTGTTTCCTTTTTTATCCTCTAAAAAAAATCTATGATTAGGAGTAACTGTTAAATCAATATCTCTTTTTTTAAAATTAAACATTGTTCCTTCATAATGTTTGTGAGTTATGTGAGTAGGTTTTTGTATTTCTATTTCATTTGTTTGCTTGTTTAATGTAAGAATTAAATCTTCTTCATTAATATCTTTGGCGTTTTTCCAACCATTTGATGTTAATATAAGAGAATCGTTATCAACACATTCTGGATGGTCCAATTCAGATAAAGCTCTTCTTTCTTTAACTGCTTCCATGTATTTATCAGCTTCTCTTTTGAGAATTTCAAAAGGATATACACGACCATTTCTGTTTTGTGTATTTGCTTTTTGTAAAATACCTTTTAGTCTAATAGGTTTGTTTGCAGCTTCAGCTTCAACTATTACGTTTCTTTCAGCCTTAAAATCATAAAATTCGGCTATTATGTATTTTGGGAATTGCGACATTTTTCTCTATAAATAGAGAAAAAATTATTTTTTTCTAAACACGTTATAATATTTGTTTTTTTGAAAAAAATCAGAAGAAGAAATTGCTTTTGAAATATCAATAACGTTTTTAAAAATTTCACAATCTAAATTATCAACAAAATTCTTATCTTCATTTGAAATGTTTGATGTGTGAAGCGTTAATTCTATAGAACAAAAACATTTTTTATTGCTATATACAACGTTATAAGGAATATCAAATGAATATATATTGTGTTGAAAATAAGGGAATATTTTGTTTTCTTTTATAACTTTTGAAATTTCATCTAAATAAATGTTATTAATTTTTTTTCTAAAAAATCTATTAAATGCTATTTCTGTTTCAAAATCTTCAAGTATGTTTTCTTTATTTAAATCAAACCAAAAAGAAACAAGTAAATAAATTGTTTTTGGAAAAGATTTATCATCTACTGTTCCCGTTTTAAATTTTAAAATTTCACTTAAATTATAAAAAGAGTTATCAATATTATAATCTATTCCTTGTTTCTTCTTCTTTTTTACTTCTTCCAAAATATTCATTTTTATTTTAAATATAATACTTTTATATTATTCTGTCAATACCTAATTTAAAATAAAAAAGTGCAACTTTTTATGATTGCACCTTTCACTGTATACTTTGGGAGAAAGTATTAATTTAATAAAGCCTCTTTTAAATCTTCTAAGTTTATAATATCTTCATCAATGTTTTTTGTTTCATTGATTTTGAAAGAGTTTAATTTTATTTCAAATTTATTTAAGCTATCTTTTGTTGATTCATTTAATGATGTTTTTGCTTTTTTTATTAATTCTACATTTTCTTTAACCAATGTATTTAAATAAAGTTTTTTCTCATCTTCACTTTGCAAAAGAACTTTTAATATTCTTTGTTCATTTTCATTTAAATGAGAATATCTTTTATTAAAGTTATTAACTGCTTTTTGAGTTAAATATTTCCAAGAGAAAGAAGGCATATCTGTGTTTTCAACTTTCTTTGATTCACTAACAATAGCTTTTTCTGATAAAAGATGATTTAAAACAAAATCATAAGCTTCTTCTGATTTGTTGATATTTGTATATCCTGGTTTTGTTACGCTTTCAACTAAAACCGCTATGTTTTCATATAATTCTCTTTTGCTTGATTCTGCTAAACAAATGTATTCTTCTGGAAAATATTTTTTTCTTAAAACCTTGTGTTCTTGTATAATAAGATGCCAGTTGAATTTTTTGATAATATTTAAGTTTTCATTAATATATCTTTCTGCAAGGTTTGTTTTCTTAAAAGAGCCTTCTTCAAAGTTTTTATATATCAAATACTCTATTTTAAATAAAGGATTGTTTTTAACCTCAGATAAAAAATCTTTTAATATTGAATTTTCTTTTTGTTCTTTGATTAGTTTTTGAGCAGAATATCTAAGAGCAGAATCTTTTAAAGCGCCAAAATTAAGTGTATAATTCATAAGTTTTTAAATATAAATAGTTTAAAAATTTACTAATTATTTGCTTTCTAAAAAATGTTTTTTAAAAGAAGAAAAACCTGGAGTTTCTTGATTATCCTTATGTTCCTGACTCTTTTTTTCAATTACTTTTTTAAAATCAAAATTAGAACATGTGAGACTTGTATTATTATAAAAATAATCTGGAATAAATTCTTCTTCGTTAACTTTTTCAACAGATTCTGGATTATTTTTTTTATAAAATTTTTCTTCTTCTTCCAGGTCTTGCAATTTTTTCTCTAAATTATTTTTCCTTATTTCCTCTAAATTTGTTTGTTTCATAATGCTGCTTTTAATTTTGTTTACATATGAACTTTTTGAAGCAACACTATCAAATAATTTATTGTTTGAATTTACTAAAGATTTATAAAGTATACATTTTTGTAACATTTTTGGCTTTAAATCATATCTCAAACAAAATTGCTCAAAGTCCTCTCCATTATTTTTTAATGCTAAATACATTAATCTTGATTTAAAATCATCTTCTGGCTTTAATTTTTTATTTATCTTTTCATATTTATCAGCAAATAGTTCTAATGTATTTTTAATAAAATCCACATTTTCATTATTATCATAGGCAATATGAACTAATTCGTCATCGCTTATTTTAAATACTTTTTTAACAATAAAAAATTTAATTTTTTGCAAAAATCCTTTTTCATTTTTTACAACGACTTCTTCTGTGGTAAGATGCATCTTTTCTTCTTTTTTGTGTGTTTCCATATTATTTTGTTTTTTTGTATTTTAAGGAGCTATTAATTCAGCAAACGTCTCCTTTGTTTTTTTGTTTGTTTTTGATAAAATGTCTTCATAAATTTTAACTCTTTTTTTTGTAACTGTTTCAAGAGTGTAATTTTCCATGACAAATTCATGCAAATTGTTTGCTAACTTATTTCTATAATCGGTATCGAGTATTAATTTTTTGAGAGCTTTATACCAACCTTTATTGTTGTCTTTAGTTGGAATTAATATTCCGTTTTCTCCATTCTTTATTAGGCTTGAATGAACACCATAATCCTGGGCAACCAGAACTTTATTTTTAAATCCTGATTCAATTAATTTAAGTTCTGATTTAACATAGTTAAACATATTTTCTTCTAACGGAGCAATTACAATATCTGCATAATCATAATGTTTTCCATATTGAGTAAGAGGCAAAGTCCATCTTCTTAAATAATTTAAGTCAGATACATCAATGTGTTTAAAAGGGTCTTTAATACATTTTTTAAGATAATTTTTATAATTTTCATCACAAATAGAATAATTATTTGTAAGAATTTGTTCAAAATTATTCCATATACTTTCTTGTGGAGATATTTTTCTTGTTATTTCTCTTCCATCTGGCATAATTTGAGTAGCACTTCCTCTTATATCATAACCGCACATAACAATTTGATATTTGTCCTTCAATTCAGGGTCAGAATGAAGTCTATTCATATCCGATTCTAAAAGTTGTAAATCTTTATAATGAGAACTTCCACAAATTACAGCTATTCTTACTTTCTCTGTTTGCTTAGCGTCTTCACTATTCCACATTTGATGTTCAGATGCTATTGCATTTGGAATAACAAAAACATTTTTATTTATTTTTTTTATCTCATCAGCAAAAAATTCTGTAGTTGTTGTTACATAGTCGGACATTTTTATTGTTTCAACAATATGTTTATTTATTTCTTTTTTAATTACAATATAGTATAAAGGATGCGTTTTTGGAGGCATCCAGTAATCATCAATATCCATAATCAATAAAATACCCATTTCTTTAAGTTTTTTAAACAAATCTGGCATTTTTTCAAATTCTCCAAGCTGTCTATGGAAATGTATAATATTAAATTTAGATAAATATTCAAAATCGTCCAGGTTTGGGTGTTGGTTTACTTCAACATGAAAAGATTCTTTAAAATCTTTATTTATTTGTTGTGCGGGCCAGATAGAGCGAAAATGTCCTACTCCACTCAGGTCCGAAGGAACCATTAAAATGCTTATTTTACTATTCTCCATAGTTTTTTATTTTATTTATTGTTAAATCTTTATCTTTTTTATAATCTTATTCCGAATTTTTTAAAAAACTATACTCTTTACTCAAAGATTCTATTTTTAACTTATTTTGTGCCCATAATTCATGTGCAAACATGCCTTTCTTTTTATTATAATAGTTTACATCATTTTAAACTAAATTATGATTTCATGTAACTCTCAGCATTTTTCTCTGCGTCAGTAAATTTTATTTTATCTTCAACAACTGTTGTTTTAAGATTTACATTTGTTGCCAAATTATATAAATCATTATTGAAATTGTATTCTATTTCAACAATTCTTCTTCTTTCCTGAACTCCAAGAGTTGCTGTTTTAACAGGTGTTCCATTTATTTTAACAGCTTCTGTTATAATGGTTTCGCCAGGTTGTAACAAAACTCCTTTTGAACCACAAGACGGCATGGCTGCTACAAAATTTACAGGTTTTGTTGTAATGTTTTTGATTTTCCAATATTCTTTTTTCATATATTTTTTTAATTTAGGTTATTTTTTTTGAAAGTCAATAGTTAATGTGATATTTTTATTAAATTAATTATTGATTTTATTGTATCATTGATAAAAAGGTCTAAATCTGATTTAGAATATTTAGAACTTAAATCAAATTTTGTATCTGTTTTTTTGTATAATATAACAAAAGAAGTTTTTGCGGAGTCTTCAAGATTAGAGGTTAATGTTGCTGTAAATATTTCTCCATCTTCTTTTATTTTAAATTTAAAAAAAATATTATTTTGCTCAAGTTTTGTTTCATTTTGCAAAAGAATTAATGTTTTGCCAATAGATTTTATTTCTGCATCTAATTTTGTGGTAAACATTGAAGCCAAGTTCAGTAAGTAATCTTCAACATAATATCCAAGAGTTCCTTGAGGGCTTCTTCCGCCAACGGCATTAAAATTAACGGTTTCTTCTTTCAAAAGACCCGATAAACTCTTCATTCTTTTTATATATGTTTCAGATAATTGTTTCATTTGTTATTTAAACTTGTTTGATAAATATTTCTCTATCTTTTCTTTGATTATCTCATCGAATACATCTGATTTTTCCAAAGGCTTTTCATCTTCTATTACTGTTGTTTCTACTGGAAATCCTTTAGGAATTTCACTTTGTATTTGGGCTGGTTCAGTATATGATATTAATTTTGTAGTTCCGTTATTAAAATTAAATTCTAATTCTCCAATTTTTTTAAATTCAACAATAAATAAATCAGCTTTAGTCATTCCTCTGTTTATCCATTCATTGTGCATTGAAGATTTAACTTCAGGATTTGTTTTTAAGTAAAATTGAGCATTTGTCAAAGCTTCTGCTCCAAGAGAAATTTGATTTTCATCAAATACAAAAAATTCCGCTTTGCCAATTTCTTTTAAAGGTTCTGGCAATTGTGGTTTATATTTTAAAGCATCTTCTTTTCTTTTTATCTCCTCTTCTCTAGCTGCAAGTTCTTTTTCTTTTTTACTTAATTCATCAGATTTTATATCTGTTTCAACTTCTTTTTTTACAGATTCTGGACTAACGGTGTCTTGTTCTGTTTGCGATGGCTCAGAAGATATATCTACATCTAAAGGTTTTTTAGTCGTATCTGCTTCATTGCTCACATCTTCATTTGCTTCATTTTGCAATTTTTCCTGATTGTATTTTCCAAGAACACTTTGCTTTATTTTTTCAACTAAATTATCAGAAGATGCACCGCCAGTGGATTTTATTTTTTCCTTAATAAGATTAACTATATCGTTTTCAGTGACCTGTTTAGCCATATTTTTTCTTTATAAATAGTAAAAAAATTTTTATGAGTAAAAGAGGCTATAAATAGTTAAATGTTTTTTATATTCTATGCAAATATTTATAATTGAGCATGAAAAAAAAGTGGAGCGATTTTGAAATTAATTTTTTAAAAAAAAATTATCAAACCTTTCAGATATTAGAAATAGAAGTTGATTATGATTCTTTTCTTATGAGTTCGGATGATATAAGAAAAAAATGTTTGGAATATAAATATTTTAGTTATTTTAAGAAAAAAGAGCCTTATATACATTATAAACTCACCAGATTAAAATTAATAGAAGAATATACAAATCATATGATTAGAAAGTGCATAAATTGGAATTTTGATAAAATTGAAAAAGAAATATCAAAATATGAATTTTTATGTGATTTTATTGAAAATTCATTTCGATGTTATTTATATTGCAAAAGGAACAATTTAGATAGCATGTTAATAAAATTAAAAAGAAAAAAATAGAAATGTCAAAACAAAAAAGTAAAACCAAAAAACAAATTCAAGAGGAAGTAAATGAATTTTTAAATGAAAAAGATATTAATTTAAATAATTATGAAATAAAAGAAATAAAGTTTAAAAACGAAAATCAAAAAAAACTATCTAATTCAATTAGAAAAAACGACTTAACTGTAGCTATTGGCGAAGCAGGATGCGGAAAAACAATAGTGGCTTGTTATCAAGCATTAAAATTGTTAAAGAGCAATGAAAAATATGAAAAAATATTATTAATAAAATCTGTTACAGAATTAAAAGGCGAAAACATAGGACTTTTACCTGGAACAAAAGATGAAAAGATGCTTGTTTTTATGATGTCTTATTTAGACTCGTTCTATAAACTTATTGGAGAATCAAAAACAAAAATGTTAATAGAAAAAGGCGTTATTGTTTTTGAGCCAGTAGCTTTTACAAGAGGAAGAAACTTTGAAAACTCTATTGTTTTGTTAGACGAAGCTCAAAATATTACAAAAGATAATTTAAAAACGTTGTTAACTAGAATGTCTGAAGATTCCAAATATATAATATTGGGAGATACAGAACAAATTGACTTAAAGCAAAAATATGACAGTTCTTTAGAATTTATTTATAATAAAGTGGCTAATAATCCAACCGAAGGAGTAGAAGCTATAAAGTTTTCACAAGAAGATATTGTTAGACATAGATTAACAACTTATTTTTTAGATTTATTTAAGTGAAATTAATCGTATTTTCTAACCAATCCTTCCATTAAAAGGAAAGCCAGGTAACAAATAAAAGAGCCAGCAAAAGCGTATTTGAAAAAAATTAAACTTGTTGGAATGAAAAATATTGCTATAGAACCCCACCAACCAAAACACATGGGGCAAGAAATCAATTTTCCAATATGCTTATTTTTTTTGTTTATAAATTCTCTAATTGGTTTAAAAAAATAAGACTTTGTAACTATTGTTGTTAAGCCACATGTTGCTAAAAAAAATAAAATAAAATCTATCATAAATTAAAAAAGCCAAGAATTTTATCCTTGGCTTTATTTTTTTTGTGTTCTAACGGCAAAGCCGACAACCATTTTGACAGTGTGCTGTTGCTGGAATCATCCATCTAATTAAAACTACTTTCATATTTTTTTATTTAAGATAATAAAAGATTTTCTTTTGTGCTTTCTTTTACTACTTTATATTCATGATTTTTGGTTTCCAAAACTGGCAATTTTTCATTAAAAGACCCTAAAAGCTCTTTTTGTAATGCCACGTTTTCATTTTTAGATTTACAATTACAAACCCCGTTTGAACAATTGCATTTCTTTGTTTTGTTTAATAACATAAGATAAATTTAAAATTTATTAAAGAAGCCCTGCAAGTTTTTTCATTCTAAGAATTTCAGAACTTTCTTTTAACTGAAATTGTTTTGGAGCGTCAACAGTGAAAGGGTCAGAAGTTTTAGAAGCTTCTTCTAATTCTTCTTCTTCATGATGAGCACCTTCTTCTTCCATGTGATGACCTTCTTCCATTTCTTCTTCGTCAGACATTTTTAACATTTCTTCTAATTCTTCTTCTGAAAAATTGTAAGATTCTTCTTCTGGCATTTCATGTCCTTCTTCTTCCATGTGGTGTCCTTCTTCTTCCATGTGGTGTCCTTCTTCTTCCATGTGATGACTTTCTTCCATTCCATAACACTCATCTTCTTCGTCTTGTTTTTCTACAAGAGCGCCCTTAGTCTCAGGAAAACCACCTTCGGCTTTTTTGAAAGTTTTCTTTCCTTCACCATGAGGTCCACCAAGAACCTCATCAAGTTGTTGCTGAACTTCTTGCAATTGTTTTTTAAGAGAAATTGCTTTTTTAACCTTAGCAGCTTCTTCAAGAATGATAGTCTTAAGTTGTGATTTTGTGATTTTCATAATTTTTATTTTAATTAAATATGTTATTTTTTTTTATTTTCCTGCTTTTATTATTTAACAGCAGATTTTTTTATTTTTTTTCCTTCTTTTATAACAATTTCTTCTTCCTCTTCTTCTTTGTCTTCTTTATCTTCTTTGTCTTCCTCTTCTTCTTTTTCTTTGTCTTCTTCTGATTTTTCTGTTTCTGACTCTGCTTGAGCAGCTTCTTCACCGCCACTTAAAGAAGAAAGAATCATTTCAAGTTTTTCTTTCATGTCTATTAATTGTTTTTTAACATCTGTATCAACCATAGCTTTATCAAGAGGCATATCAATAACACTCTTAGACTCAGGAGAATCCAAAACAACAACACCTTCAATATTTTTAGGAGCAAATTCTGCTTCTAATTCTGCAAAATGAGAAATACTTTGTGGGTTAACAAATCCAGTTGGGTTTGCCTGGGCTCCAGTTTTTGGTTGTTCTACTGTAGTTGTAGTTGGAACTGCTTTAGGGTTTTCTGTTATTTTGTTTTGGTCAGTTGTCATAATTGGAGCAAATCCTTGAGCTCCAACAACCATAGCTCTTTCATTTAAACCTATTTTACCAAGACCTTTTTTATTTAACTCATCAAGCTCTTTGTTAAAAGATTTCATTGCTTCATAAATCTCTTTTTTTCTTTTAATAATCTGAGCTTCTTCTTTAATAAGATTCTCAATGAATTTTTTAGTTATTTGTTTTTTTCCAGGTTTCATTACTATGTTTTTATTTAAATAGATAAAAAATTTATTTTCTTTTTTTCTCTTTTGCCATTTTTGTAGCAGTTGCATAAGCCACCTGTTTCCATCTGTCACCATATTTAGCCTTCATGTCAGCTATTTTGCTTTTTGTATCTTTCATGCTTTTAACAATTTCTTCTTTTTTATGTTGTTCAGGTTTTGTTAAATGTCTTTCCCCTAAATTTTCTTCCTCTTCTCCTGGTTCTACAGATTCTGGCTCTTCTGCAACACCTAAATCATAATCGCTTTCTATTTGTTCAAGAACTCTATTAACAGTTTCATCATCTAATTTTCTAATTATGTCATCTAAAGCTGTTTTAACCCCAATTGCTTCAACTATATTTTCAAGTCTTGTAATTGTTTTTTCAACAACTGTTTCTTGTAATATTTTTTTTACTATTTTTTTAAATTCGTTAAGTTTCATAAATTTTATTTTAAATAAATAGAGTAAAAATTTGAAAAAATAAAAAAAAACACTATTTTCGCATAAAATATAAAGTCTTGAATAAAATAAAAGTTATTATACCTTTTTATAACCCAGGAGATTTTCTGGAAACGTGTGTAGCATCTGTTCTTACGCAGAAATACGACAATTTTGAAGTTTTGTTTATAAATGATTGTAGTACAGATGGCTCTGCAAAAAAATATGTTCCAAGACAACTTCCAAAGTTAAACGAAAACAATAAAATTGTATTAAATGCTGATGGACAGGTTATTTTTGAAAATTCACATCCAATATTAGACATTACAAAATGCAAAACAGTCAATTTATGGGAAACTAATGTTAGAATGACTGCTTTAAAAAACATCCACAATGGAGTTATGCAATTTGCAGATAATCCAGATGACATAGTTGTTCTATTGGATGGAGATGATTGGCTTTTAAATAAAAACGTTCTTTCATATATAAATGAGTTTTATGAAAAAAATCCAGAATGTTGGATGATGTATGGCTCTTCACAATGGACTAATGGACGACCTTGTTGTGCCAGACCCTATACTCAAGAAGATTTTAATAAGGGAATTAGAAAGACTGTTTTTAAAATATCTCATATAAGGACTTTTAGGGCGGGTTTATATCATTCCATAGCAAAGCAAGACCCAGGGTTTGGATGTATGGGAAACGACAAAGGAGAGTGGTATAAGATGACTTATGATGTTGCTATGTTTACACCGATGCTTGAAATGGCTGGGTTTAATCATGTTTTTTATAATGAGAAAAAGCTTTATGTTTATAACAGAGAAAATCCAATTAGTGATGATAAAGTAAATCAGTCACTTCAATGGGAAATACACGAAGAGATTTCTAAAAAGAAACCTTTTGAAAAAATAACAAACTATAAATAATATGATGAATACTTTAATAGAACCAGGAAGTGTAGTAGATAGAGTTGTTATTTGGAAAGGAGAAGGATTGTCTGAAGACAATGGAAGAGAAGAGATTATGTGTCATTTGATATTTTTTAATGGAAAAGAAGTTGAATTTTTACTTGACAGAAGCGAGTTAGAAAATGAAAAATATAATGATGGAATATATGAATACAAAAACGGAGAATATATTCAAATTGAAAATCACGGAAGGATAAACTATTAACAATCAATTGGTTATAAACATAATGTTCCACAAAGAACATTTATTTGTAAACAATTATTACAAAAACATAGAATTTAAATTTGTTTATTTTTTGAAACTATTTATAGAAAAAACATGAAAGTATTAGATTCAAAGAAAGTATTAGATTTTTATAACAATAAAAAAAATGTAAAAGAAACATCTTTGTTTTTTAATCGCTCAACAACAACAATAAGAAAACTTCTAAAAAAAGAAGGTGTCTGTTACGATAAGAAGATTATACCGAAAGATGAATTGTTTGAGGTTTATAAAAAAAACAAATTAAGTCTTAAAGAAATAGCTAAAAAATTTGATTGCTCAGTTCCGATTATCAGAAACAATCTTGTAAAATATAATATTTTATCAAATAAGAAGTATAATTATGAAAAGCCAAAAAAAGGAGATAAATTTTTTAGATGGACTTTTATAGAAGAGGTTCGTGAAAAAAATAAAAAACCAAAATGGAAGTGTGAGTGCGAATGCGGCACAATAAAAAATTTAGATTATGTTTCTGTTAAATTTGGAGAATCAAAAAGTTGTGGGTGTTATCACTCCGATAGAATGAAAGAAACAAAATGGACAGGACATGAAAAAATAAGTGGAAAATATTGGTATTCCATAAAAGAAGGGGCGAGGTCAAGAAATATAAATTTTAATTTAACAATAGAAGATGCTTGGAACATTTACGAAAAACAAAATGGGTTGTGTTCAATAAGTGGGGTAAAAATTAGATTTCCAGAAAACAAAAAAGATGTCTTAAAATGGTTAGAAAAAGCATCTCTTGATAGAATTGATTCAAACGTGGGATATGAAAAAAATAATGTTCAATGGATTTCAAAGCCTATAAATTTTATGAAAGGAAAATTAAGCGATGGAGAATTGATAAAAATTTGTGAATTAATATATAAAAATAATATAAATGAAAAAAATTAAAGGTATTGTTTTCTCAAAAGACCGAGCCCAACAACTTCATCTTTTATTAAATTCTTTAGACAGAAACGCCAAAAATATATTTGACCTTACTGTAATTTACACTTATTCAAACGAAGAGTTTAAAAAAGGATATGAAAAATTACAAGAATTTTTAAAATCAATTGATTACAATGTAATTTTTATAAAAGAAACCTCTTTTAAACAAGATGTAATGGCTCAATTCGACCAAGCATATCAATATACATGTTTTTTTACTGACGATGATGTTTTGTTTAAAAAAATAGATTTGGCAACAATTGAGAACAGCTTAAAGAATGATACAGTAATGTGTTTTAGTTTGCGTCTTGGTATTAACACTACCTTTTGTTATACAATGGGTCAAGAAAACAAACTTGTAATTTCAGAAGAAACAGAAAATACTATTATATTTGATTGGCAAAAGTCATGGCATGATTTTGGTTACCCACTTTCAGTTGATGGTCATGTGTTTAGAACAAAAGAAATAATGAAGCTATCAAAAGCTCTTAATTTTGCAAACCCAAATACATATGAAGCAGCACTCCAGGTTTATGAAACATTTCCCAAAAACATGATGGAATCATATAAACAAAGCAAACTTGTTGGAATTCCGATTAATATGGTTCAAAATGTGTTTGAAAACAAACAAGGGGAACAATTTGGAATATCAACAAAAGAATTAAATGACAGATTTCTAAATGATGAATTTATTGACCTTAATGCTCTTGATTTTTCAAACATAATTGGTTGTCATCAAGAAATTTTTTTTCACTTTAAAAAATATGCACATGAAAGAGTTTAAATTTGAATTAACCATTACTGAGGATGATGTTATGGGTGATGAATTTTGGGAGGAAGCTATAGAAAGAGACGGAACAGGTATTGCCGATTTAACAGAGGCAATCGTGCAAGCAATCAAAGATAGCAATTTGATGGTTAGTTCTCTTAGAGAACCAGCAGAGGCAATAAAATTAATAAGTTACAAAGATATTGAATGAACAATAATATTGTTTGCATAGTAAATCATAACTATAATGACAACGCCATATTATTAAAAGAAAGGTTTCACAAATATATTTCTGATACAATTATAATAGATAGTAAAAGTGATATTGTCGAAGAAAGTTTTGAAATCAAACTAGAAAACGTAGGCTATTCTGGCTTATTTAATAAAGCAATTGAGCTTGGTTTGGAAAAAAATAAAGATGGAATTTTATTTATATGTTCTGACGTTTTTATAAAAAAGAATCATGTTGAAAAAATAGTAGATAAAATAAATTTTTTAGACCAAAAAGAGATAGGAGTTTATTGTCCATCATCTTGGGGACAATCACATGCTCATTGTAAAAAAAGACCTGGCGGAGGACTTAGAAATGTTGTTTTTGTAGAAGGTTTTATGTTTTACGCTTCTGTTGAAATTTTAAAACAAATGTATCCAGTAGATTTAAACATAAATAAACTTGGATATGGTCTTGATGCACACAAAGGAATGTTGTGTTTAAAAAATAATAAAAGATGTGTCATTGATGATGACATAGATGTTTACCACACTGAAGGAACAGGATATAGCACAAATGAAGCAACTTCGCAATTTGTGAATTATCTAAATAAAAATTTAGAATTAAAAAAGTTCTGGAGTGATTATGAAAAAAACAATTATAATAGTGATTTAATGTTGAAAAACTATAATAAATGAAGAAACTAAAAATTTTCCCACAAGGGACTTTTGTAAAAGATGTAGATTTTGAGTCTAAAAAGCAATATAATCTTTTTGTGGATTTTATTCCTCAGAAAGTAGAGCGTTCAGAAGTAAATGTTCTTGTTTTATGTGAGCCAGACATTATAAGTAATTTAATAAGATTTTTACCTCATTGTCATCAAATGTTTGATTTTATTTTGACTCACAATGAAAATGTTTTAAGTAAATATGAAAATGCAAGACTTTTTGTTTTCAATTCCGTTTGGGCTACAAATAAATCGTATGAACCTAAAAAATTTGGAATATCTACCATTGTTGGAAACAAAACTATAACCAAAAATCAAGTTTTAAGACAAGAGCTTTGGTTCAAGCAAGAACTTATCCCTAACAGAAAATTTTATGCAAGTTCTTTCGGAAGTCCAGATGATATTATGGGAAACGATATTATATTTGATAAAAAAGATGAACTATTCAATTACCAATTCCACATTGCAATAGAAAACTGCTCCATAGAAAATTATTTTACCGAAAAGATTCTTGATTGTTTTGTTTCAAAAACAGTTCCAATATATTGTGGTTGTAGTAATATTGGTGATTTCTTTAATGAAAATGGAATAATAAAGTTTGCCAACTTTAAAGAGTGCGTAGAAAAGTGTAAAAACATAACACAAGATACATATGCTGATATGCTTCCTTTTATAGAAGAAAACTATAATAAATCTTTAGAATATTTGGATTATCAAAAAAGATTAAAAAATCTATTAAAAGAAATAAGTGTTGAAATGTCTTTACTTTAATACTAAAAATGCTATCTTCGTAAGATGAAATTATTAATTACTGGTGGCGCTGGATTTATCGGAAGCAATTTGGTTGATGAACTTATAAAAAAAGGTCATCAGGTCATTGTTATAGATAATTTGTCTACTGGTAAAGTTGAAAACATAAATGAAAATGCTAAGTTTTTAAAAGAAGATTTGTTTACTATTTCCGTTGATGATTTAACCAAAATACTTACTGGAGTAGATTATGTTTTTCATTTGGCGGCTAAAGCTAGAGTTCAGCCATCAATATTAGAACCAATATCTTATAATGAAAATAATGTTGCTGCTACTCTAAATCTTCTTGAAGCAAGCAAAAAATCTGGTTCTGTAAAAAGAGTTATATTTAGCTCTTCTTCTTCTGTTTATGGACAAGGAGATGTTCCATTTAAAGAAGGAGCTGAGTTAAATCCAATGAGTCCATATGCCCTCCAAAAACAAATTGGAGAACAATATTGTAAATTATATAGTAAACTGTATAATCTTGACACTGTTTGTTTGAGATATTTCAGCGTTTACGGGAACAGACAGCCAACAACTGGCGGATATTGCACTGTTCTTGGAATATTTAAGGAATTAAAAAATAAAAACAAGATATTAACAATAACAAATGATGGAGAGCAAAAAAGAGATTTTACTCATGTATCTGATGTTGTGTCTGCAAACATAATGGCAATGGAATTTGAAGGAACGTTTAATGGAGATTTTTTTAATATTGGTTATGGAAAAAGCATTTCAATAAATGAAATAGCTTCTTATTTTGGGGGAGAAAAAAAATACATAGGAAATGTTATTGAACCAATAGAAACACTCGCTGATAATTCAAAAGCAAAAAAAGTGTTTGGATGGAGTCCTAAAATAGCAATTAATAAAGAATTAATTTTATCATTATGAAAAATGAAAATATAAAAATTGCTATAATAACTGCATTATCTGGAAACAGAGATAGATTATGTTCTCCAACTGTTATACATGAAAATGTAGATTATTTTGCTTTTGTTGATGAGATAAAAGAATCAATAGATACTTGGAAACAGATAAAAATGTTTCATTTTACAAATGATGATAAATTTTCAAACAGAAGAAATGCGAAAATATGCAAAATAATTCCAGAAATGTTCATACCTGGATATGATTATTATTTTTGGGTGGACGCAACTCATGATGTTGTTGTTAATCCTAAAACTATTATTGATAACTATCTACAGGATACCGACATTGCAGTTTTTAGACATAAACATAGAAATTGTGCATATGGAGAAGCGGCTGAAATAATAAGTCTAGGATATGACCACATAAATAACGTAACTAATCAAACTAAAGAATATAAAAAAATTGGTTTTCCTCAAGAGTTTGGTCTTTTTGAGTTACCAGTAATAGTTAGAAAAAGTTCTTTTGAAATGAGCACTTTTAATCTTATGTGGTGGGAACAGATATGCAAATATAGTTCGAGAGACCAAATAAGTTTTCCATTTTGTCTTTGGAAAACTGGAATAAAACCTTCTATTATGCCTGGTTTTGCAAATGGAGTAAATCCTGCAACAAACAAATTAGGATACAATGATTTAATACCACAAACAAGAGCCCATTTATAATATGTGTAGTTTTTTATTTACATCAAAAGATATTAAAGACCTTGAATATGTTAATTATTTTAATAGATTTAGAGGGCCAGATAAAACCAATTCTTTAATTAGAGATGGATATACTTTTGTTCACAATTTATTGAGTATTACTGGAGACTTTACCGTTCAGCCTTTTGAACAAGATAATATTGTTTGCGTATATAATGGAGAAATTTATAATTACAAAGAATTTGGTGATTATAAATCTGATGGCGAAACTTTGATTCCTTTGTATTTAGAGCACGGAGATGAGTTTACAAAATTGTTGGATGGTGAGTTTGCAATTTTATTAGTTGATTTCTCAAAAAACAAAATATTAATATCTACTGACGTTTTTTCTACAAAGCCTCTTTGGGTCTCTATAGAAAATGGACAAATTGGTGCTGCTTCATACGAATCAGCAGTGAAAAGACTAGGTTTTAAAGACGTAAAAAAGATAGAAGCAAACAAAACGATTATATTTGATTTGAAAACTCTGGAGCAAATTAAAACATCAACCGTGTATGATTTTGATATTCACCACCAGGAAAAACAAAATTTTGACGATTGGATTAAAGCTTTTGAAAATGCAATAAAAAAAAGAACAGAAAAATGCAGAGAAGGTATTTTTATAGGTTTAAGCAGTGGTTATGATAGTGGTGCTATATCTTGTGAGTTAAATAGACAAAACGTTCCTTACAAAGCCTATAGTGTAAGAGGGAAAGAAAATCAAGGAGTGTTGTTGGAAAGACACAAGATGTTTAACAAAAATTCTTCTGGAAATATATATGATTTTACTCAAGACAAATGGATTATTGCTCATAATTACATAATGAAAAACGTAGAAAATTTTATGTATAGAATATATTCTTCATCAAGTGACTATAATGAGTTTAATTTATCTCTACAAAACGATAATGGTTCGAATGGTTTGTCTTTTATTAGTGCTTTGGCGAAAACTGACAATTGCAAAATATATATTTCTGGTCAAGGAGCTGATGAAATTTTTTCTGATTATGGGTTTGGTGGAGTTAAAAAATATCCGCACAGTAATTTTGGAGGTCTATATCCAAAAGATTTAAGTAAGATATTTCCCTGGGCTTCTTTTTATGGAAGTTCTATGTTATCATATTTAGCAAAAGAAGAATATATATCTGGTGCTTACGGATTGGAAGGTAGGTATCCCTTTCTTGATAAACAGGTGGTTCAGGAGTTTTTGTGGCTTCATGTGAGTTTAAAAAATTCAAACTACAAGTCTGTCTTATATAATTACTTAAAAACTAGAAATTATCCGTTTTCTGAAAATGAAAAAATCGGATTTTAATAAAAATGAATACAAATAAAAGAAAAATATTTATTGATGGCGGCTCTCATTTGGGTGAGTCTGTGATTAAGTTTAGAGACTCACACGATAAAGAGAACAAATTCGAATGTTTTATGTTTGAACCAAACTTACTTCTTTTTAATAATTTTAAGGATAAAAATGAATTTAAAGATTGCAAAAAATTTAACGTAGGATTATCTTCTAAAAATGAAAGCGGAATAAAACTTTGGGGAGGAGATAACAAAAGACATGGATTGAATACTTGTGGAGCCACTATAAATGAATCTAAAAAACTATTCGACAAATACTCAGAAAAAGAATATAGTATTATTGATGTTATAAGTTTGTCTGAATTTATAAAAAAAGAGTTTAACAACCAAGAAGAAATAATTTTAAAACTAGATATAGAAGGTGCTGAATATGATGTTTTAGAAGATTGCATAAAAAGTGGAGAAATAAAAAAAATATCAAAAATTTTTTGTGAATTTCACTCTCAATGGCTGGACAATTCATATCTTCACAGAGAGATTAGTATTAAAAAAACATTACAAGAAATAAACATTCCCATAGAAGATTGGGATGCATTACAATAAAAATAACAACACATGATTTCAACAACTTTGCCGACTCAAGTATTGAGTAAACATTTAAATTCTTATTTTTTTGAAACTGGAACAGCCAATGGCTCCTGCGTAGCTTTAGCTTTATCTTGTGGTTTTGAAAAAGTTATAAGCATAGAAATAGATGCTGATAGACAGTTGAAAAACTGTAATATGTTTAAAAAAGAAATATCAGAAGGAAAAGTAGAATTATTAACGGGGGATAGTTTGTTAGTGATGAAAGATGTAATTGGCTCTATAAACAAGCCAACTACTTTTTGGCTAGATGCTCATGTTGATGAGGGGGTTTCTGGAATCAAAAAATGTCCGCTTTATGAAGAACTTGAAACTATATCAACAAACTTTATAAAAACTCACACCATAATGATTGATGATATATCTTATTTTGGAACAAAAAATCATTGGGGAGAAGAAATTTCTCTTGAAACTATAAAAAGAAAATTGTTAGATATAAATCCTAGTTATAAATTTTCTTTAGAAAACGGTAATATTCCTAATGACATTTTAGTGGCATACATAAATTAAAAATATGTTTAACAAAGTAACTGGAATAATACAAGTAGGAACAAGCACTGCACAAGAAGATGCTCAATTTAATATAATGAGTTCAAATAAAAAATTTGTATATATCGAGCCGATACCTTCTTGTTTTGCTGTTTTGGAGAAAAATTTTGGAATGAAAGAAAACTACAAACTTTTTAATTGTTGCTGTGGAGACTATGAAGGAGAAACGACAATGTATTTAAGTTCAAACAATTTTGAATCAAGTTCTATTCTAAAACCAGTTTTACATGTCTCAGAATTTGCTCATGTGTTGTTTAATAAAACAAATAAATTTCCAATAAAAAAATTGGATAATCTTGATATAAATTTTCCCGATTACAACATGTTGTGGATAGATGTTCAAGGATATGAAATGGAAGTTTTGAAAGGCGCTTCAGAGTGTTTAAAACATATGAAATATGTTTATGCTGAATGTAGTGCTGATACTTTTGAAATGTATGAAAATTGCTCTAAATATTCTGAAGTTATATCCTATCTAAAAGAAAAAGGTTTTGATTTTATTGGAACAAACGATAATTACAAAAATTTAATTTTTAATCTTATATTTGAAAATAAAAACTATGAGCAATAGGGTAATAAGTTATGCATCTGGTGGTCTTGGAAATGTTTTGTTACCACTTTGTTCTTCTATTCTTTTTTCAAAGAAAACAAATAAAGATATGCTTGTTTGTTGGGAGCCTACTTTTGCTTGTATGGCTACTTTTGAAGATTTATTTGAAAATGAAAATATTCATTTAATATCAAAAAAAGATTTATTAAAATTAAACGATGTTAAAATATATGGAAGTTTATCAGATATAAATTATGATTCTTTTTTGTTTAAAAATAATTCGTTTCAAGTTTTAACTTTGACAAATCAGGTTCTACCAGTAAATTTTTTAAATCCAGAAGATAAAAATCAAAACATTATTATTTATCATAACAACATTCTTCCGACTTTAAATAAAGGAGAGGTCATAAATGAGATAAAAAGTTTAAAATGGAAAAAAGATATTTTAGATAAAATAGAACATATCTCCTCGGAATTAAAAATAGATAATTCAGTTTTTGGAATAAGTGCCAGGGCAACAGATTTTAATAATAGTCTTGATTTATACACAAATGCTATAAAATCCCTTATAAAAGATAGTTCAACTAGATTTTTTATCTCCTCAGATTCAGTAGAATGGGAGGAAAAAATATGCAATATGTTCCCAGATAATTGTTTTAGAAGACAAAAATCTGCTTATGTAACAAAACAAAATGAAAATATAGACACTTGGAGCAACAATATTCTAAGAAGCTCAGATTCGGTCATAGAAGCAGTTATAGATGCTCATTTGCTATCTAAAACTGATTTTAAAGTATATAATGCTCATTCAAGTTATGCTCAACTTATCAATTATTTAAAATAAAAATGTATTATTCACAACATAAGCAAGACCAGTTTTTAAATGAAAACTTTTTTAAAAATAAAAGAGAAGGATTCTTTATTGACATAGGGGCTCATGATGGTGTTTCTATTAATAACACTCTATTTTTCGAAAAAGAATTAAATTGGAAGGGTTTTTGTTTTGAGCCAATCCCAGAAACTTTTAACAAATTAAAAAACAACAGAACCTGTGAATGTTTTAACTCAGCTGTCTCAGAAAATGATGGTGAAGATATTTTTTTGAAAATAAATGGATATGCTGAAATGCTTTCTGGAATAAAATCAGAATACAACAAACAACACTTAGACAGAATTGATTATGAGATAAAAGCTTTTGGAGGGTCTAAGGAAGAAATTAAGGTTAAATGCATTAATATAAACAACTTACTCTTAGAAAGAGGGATAAAAGAAGTTGATTATTGCTCTATAGACACCGAAGGAAATGAAATAAAAATATTGAAAACAATAGACTTCAGTAAAACAATTATACATTATTTATCTATTGAAAATAATAACAGTTCAAATGAAATAAAAAAATTCATGAAATCTAATGGGTATAAATTGGTGGAGGTTCTTGATTGTGATGAAATTTATGAAAAAATAAAATAAAACGTCATGAAAATACTTGCAACTGGCTCTGATGGTCTTCTTGGGAATTACTTAAAATCTTATCTTGGAAATGAGCACATATATCACACAAGAAAAGATGCTAATTTGCTTAACAAAAATGAAGTTAATATTTTTTTTAAATCAAACCCTGATTGTGACACAGTTATTCATTGTGCCGCAAAAGTTGGCGGAGTAAAAGCAAATATGAATAATAACAAAATATTTTTTGATGAAAATTATCAAATAAATAAAAATGTTTTGGAGGCGGCTTACAAAAATAATGTAAAAAATTTTGTATCAATTTTATCTACTTGCATTTTTCCAGACAAAGAAGTAACATACCCGCTTTCAGCTGACCAAATTGAAAACGGAAAACCACATTCTTCAAATTATGGATATGCCTATGCTAAGAGGTTGCTTGGATATGAAACTTCAATGTATAGAAAATTAACTGGAAACAATTGGATTTCTATTATTCCTTGCAACTTATATGGAAAACATGACCAATTTAACTTAGAAAACTCTCATTTAATTCCAGCTTTAATCCATAAAGCATACCTTGCAAAAAGAGATAATACAGACTTTATTGTTTGGGGAGACGGAAAACCATTAAGACAATTTTTATATGGTGCAGACCTGGCAAAAGCAGTAATGTGGGCTTTAGAGAATTGGAATAAAGAAACTCCATTTATGGCTGTAAATGAAAATGAATATTCTGTTGAAGAAATAGCTTTAATAATTGCCAGAGTTTTTGACATAGACAAGAAAAAGATTAAATTTGATACAGAAATGCCTTCTGGTCAATTTAGAAAACCAGCTGAAAGCGACATTCCTTCAAGTTTAAAATTTACACCAATAGAAAAAGGAATAGAAACAACAATTGACTGGTTTGTTAAAAATTATGATAAAGCAAGAAAATGAACAAAGACAGAATAGAATACGAAAAACATATGAAAGAGGTGGTTGATAAATTTGCTTCGATGAATAATAATGAAAAATTATATTTTGCCTGGATGAATGATTATTTGTCTCATACAGATGATAGAGTTTCTTTTTATCCTTATAATGAAAGAACTATGATTGACTTATCATTGTCTGGAGAATTAGAAAAAGAAAGTGTTTTAGCCCTTTTTAAAAAAGGTAATGATTTTGCTTTATCTTGGCTAAAAGAAAACACTATAACGTTTGAAGAATTTAAAAATAAGAATAAATAAAAAATATGGAAAAAAACATTGAAAAAGCAGTTGAAATAATTAAAATTGAAAGCGCAAACAAAATAAGAGAAATAATAGACAGCAAAGAAAATAATACATATAAATTGTTACACATAGAAGCAATATGTAAATCTGCCTGGGAACAAGAAAAACGTCTTGTTAGTCCATCACAATTAAATTGACATTAATCTTAGGCGCAAATGGAATATAGATAATTTTTGACTATTTATCTTAAAAATCATGAAAGGTAAAAAGCCATTATTAGAAAAACAATGTCCAGAATGTCAAAAAATATTCACACATACAGATACAAAAAGAAACAAGAATAGAAAATTTTGTTCTCATCATTGTTCTGTTGTAAATAACGGAAAAGCAAACAAAGGAAGAAAAATGTCTCCAGAATTTGTTGAAGCTTGCAAATTAAGAGTTGGCGATAAAAATCCATTTTTTGGAAAAACTCATTCTAAAAAAAGTATTGACCAGGCTCAGAAGAAACTACAAAAAATTTGTTTAAACAAAGTCAAACATTGTTCTTTATCTGAAAAAGAAAAAGAAATCTTGGATGGTTTAATGATTTCTGATGGATGCATGTCAAGCACAACAGCAATATCTGCCAGGTTTACTTGCGGATTTAAATACGAAAGCTTGCTCCATGAAATAAAAAGAGTTTTTTCAAGTTTTGAATTTGGAAACATAACTCAAGACAAAAAGACAAAATGTTTTCACATGAAAAGCAGAATGTATGCAGAATTTCTTGAAGAAAATAAAAGATGGTATGTTGATGGTAAAAAAATTATTCCAAAAGATTTTAGATTAACAGCCACATCTCTTTTTTGGTGGTTTATATCTGATGGATATTTAAATCATAATAATATTTATTTATGCACAGATTCTTTTTCTGATTCAGATTTAACTTTAGCTATAAATTTTTTTAAAAAAGAAAATTTTAATCCTAATATTACTTCACAAAAAAGACTTTCTTTTTCAAATTTGGAGTCAGAAAAATTAATTAATTGGATGTTAAAAGAAAATTGTCCACTTAATGATTATGTATACAAATTTAAACAATTTGCTTGACAAGTGACGCTTAATAGTTTTAATTTGTTGCATGGAAGGAAAAAGAAAAAAACGCGCTTTAATAACTGGAGCCAACGGACAATCAGCATCATACTTAGCAGAGTTTTTGCTTGATAAAGGATATGAAGTTCATGGAACAATTAGAAGAAATTCTGTCCCTGAATCACAAACTACCAGAATTGAAGAATTACATTCAAAAAATCTAATCAAACTACACTATGCAGACCTTACAGACCCAATTAGCATTGAATCTGTAATAAATGAGGTTCAGGCTGATGAAATATATCATTTAGCAGCTCAAAGCCACGTTCAGGTCTCGTTTGAATTGCCAAAATATACATTAGACACAAATGCTGGAGGAACTTTGTGTGTTTTGGAGGCGGTTAGAAAATTTTCTCCTCATTCAAAAATTTATCACGCAGCAACATCTGAGATGTTTGGGAATAATTTTGATGAAGACAAGTTTCAAAGAGAAACAACTCCAATGATTCCCGTTTCTCCTTATGGTTGTTCTAAATTGTATGCTCATAATCTTTGTCATAATTATAGAAATGCTTATGGAATGTTTATATGTTCTGGAATTTTGTTCAATCATGAATCTCCAAGAAGAGGAATAAATTTTGTTACAAATAAAGTTGTTCTTGAGGCAGTAAAAATTAAGAAAGGATTATCTGATAAGTTGGCTCTTGGAAATTTATACGCTTGTAGAGATTGGGGACATGCAAAAGATTATGTTGAAGGTATGTGGTTAATGCTACAACAAGACAAACCAGATGATTATGTTTTAGCTACTGGAGAAAGTCGCAGTGTTCAGGAATTAGTTGAATATGTTTTTGAAAAACTCGAACTGGATTATGAAAATTATATTTATACAGACCAAAAATATGAAAGACCAGAAGAGTTGTCATATCTTAGAGGAGATGCTTCAAAAGCAAAGCAAATTTTGGGTTGGGCTCCAAAATATACTTTTAAAAAAATGATTGATGAAATGATTGACTATTGGTTAATCAAATTATAATTACTATATTTGCCAAATATTTAAATTAAAAACTTACTCATGAAATTCAAAGAATTAACAGAGAACGACAAGTCATACATATCAAGTGTCTATTACGACAAAGAACTTTCCTGGGATGATAGAATGAAAAAACTTATGGCTTATTTAAATAAAAGTGAGCGAACTGTTAGAAAATGGTTGGTAAAATTAGGTCTTAAAGAGAAAGAAAATAAAGAGATAAATGTTTTAGAAATGGCAAAAACAAAGCAACATGATAAGGAGAAAAAATATTTTTTGATAACTTGGGCTCAGAATGCAACGCCAATAAATTTAAATTTTTTTAAAAACATAAAAAAATATTCAGAATTTTTAAATGGACAGATTTTAGTTATACCTGGCAGGTATCATAATCCTACAAGTATATTTACTGCGAAAGATGAAAGTCAGGAATGGTGGGATGAGAATGTTGTTCCTTATCTTTCTTTAAATAGACACAATTTAAACAAATCAATATCTGTATTATCAGATATAAAAATACAACCAACAGCATCTAATCCTTTGACATCTCTTGAATGTTTAACTTCCAATCAATCTTCTATTGTTGGACACCCAAGAGTTCATTTAAAATCCATGCCTGTTATGGACGCAAATAAGCCTAAAATAATAATGTCTACTGGTGGTTGCACAAAGCCAAATTTTACTGATAGCAAAAACGGAGCAATTTCTTCTTTTCATTATACATATGGTTTTATTGTAGTTGAAGTTGTTGACGATGAATTGTTCTATATAAGACAAGTAACAGCTATTGAAGATGGTTCTTTTTGTGATTTATGTTATAGCGTAAAAAACGAACAAGTCAGCAAAATAAAAAAGGTTTCAGCTTTGATAAAAGGAGATATTCACTATGGAAATCATGATGAAAAAGTTTTAGATAAATCTTTTGATAAATTAATACCAAAAATAAAACCAAAACAGGTTATTTTACACGATGTCTTTGATGGTTATTCTATAAACCATCATGAAGCGAATAACTTTATAAAACAATACCATAATGAAATTGATGGAACAAATTCTTTAAAAAAAGAAATAGACAATTTATTAAATTGGTTAAAAAGTAAAAAAAACTTAAATCTTGTTGTTGTTTTTTCTAATCATGATGATTTTTTGAATAGATTTATTATTAACTCAGATATTAGAAAAAATGTAAAAAATGCTTTAGAATATGTTGAATATGCCAAAGTTTTGTTGGAAAACAAAGCTCCTAATGGTTTAATAGCTTATATTATAAACAAAAATATTCCAGAGATTAAATGTCTTGGAAGAAATGATAGTTATAAAATAAAAGATTGGGAACTTGCTATTCATGGAATGGACGGATTTAATGGTTCTAAAGGTTCTATACAACAATACAGAAAATTAAACACTAAAACAATTTCTGCTCATGCTCATTCTATAGGAAGGTTTGATGGCGCTTTACAAGTCGGATGCAACACAAAATTAAGAATGGGTTATAACAATGGTGTATCAAGTTGGGTGCATTCTGATGTAATAGTTCATGAAAATGGAAAAACTCAACATATCATATATGCAGGGAAAGAAAAAGATTTTACAACTTTTTTTTAAATATTAATTCTAATTTTTTATTTATATTTTCATTATATTTTACTATAATAAGTTGAATATTATTTTTTTTACAATAATCTTTTTTAATTTTGTCTCTTTTTTTTATTTTTAAAAAACTTTTTTCTCCACCAAAATATTGAACTGGCTCATAATGTTGTTTTCCATTGTATTCTATACAAATATTAAAATTTTCTACATAAAAATCAAAAGGTAATTCTTTTATGTTTTTACAATCAGAAAATTTATGTTGTGAATGAAATAAAATTTTGTTTTTAATTAAAAAGTTTCTTATTTCTTTTTCGCCCCTAGATTCGGAGCAAGAAGGACACCCTTGTCCTTTTTTATGATTATTTGGGCTTTGTTTAAATTCTCCATGCAGAGGGCATTTTATTTTTATTGGACGATGAAAATTAACAAAATAAACCAAACTATAATCATAAAAACTATTATGTTTTTCGTTGAATTGTTTTATTAATTCTTCTTTTGTCGGTTGTTTACAACCACTACAATCTTGGCAATTTTTACCCTGTAAGTGATTATGTGGTGTCTGTTCAAAAATTCCATGTTTTTTACATATTATTTTTACTTTATTGTTTGAGTTTATATATTGAACCAAAGAATAATCATATTTGTTTCTATGTATTTTTTTAAATTTCTTTATTATTTCTTTATTGGTGATGTTTTTACCTGCGCATTTTGCACAACCTTTACCAGCTAAGTGATTACTTGCTATTTGCTCGAAATATCCATGTTTTGGACATTTTATTAATACACTTTTTTCACATCCAGAATATTTTGTTTTTTCATAACTATATTTTTTTTATGAACTTTTATGCTTTTTTTAATAAACTCATCCGTTGTTATTTTAAAACAATTTGGACATTTATATCCTTCTAAATGATACTTTGGCGTTTGTTCAAAAATTCCGTGTTCCTTACATATTATTTTTACTTTTGAATCGCATCTTTTATAATCAACTAAAGAATAGTCATACGTGTCAACATGTATTCTTTTTGCTTTTTTTACAAATTCTAACGTGTTGCTTGTTTTGTTTATAGAACTTTTTTCCGCAGCACATTTTTTACATCCGTTTCCAAAAACATGAGAGTCTGGTCTTTGTTCAAATTCTCCATGTATTTTACATATTATTTTTACTTTTTCTTTGCAATTAATAAAAAATACATTTTCATAAGAATATTTATATCCATGTTTTTTTATTGATTTTTCAATAAATTTACTTAAACCAGTTTTTTTATTTTTCATTTTTTTCTATGTAATCTATTATTAATTTTTCAACAAATTTTGATTTATTGATTGTTTTTTTTAAAGAAAATTCATCTAATTTTATTATTGTATTTGGCTCAAATGTGAAAGTTGCCTGAACTCTTTTTTCTTTTTTTTTCATATTTTTTTTTAATATAAATATGTAAAATAAATATTTTTAATTTATTTTCATTTTATACTTGACAAATGTTTCATATGCTGTTTATTAGCAGTATATGAAACATTTGACTATTACAATAAACGGAGTTCTCCGTAATTTAGAACAACAATTTGAAAACGTATACAGAAAATCTTTTATTAGAAACGAAAGTTTGGTTGGTATGGATGAAAATTTTGTTGCTGTTGAAGAAACACTCTCAGACGATGATTATGAAAAGATAAATCAAAAAATAGAAGAACAAATAACTCTTCCTATTGATACGCCTGATTTAATGAATCATTTTAAATTTAATTCAAAAGAAGATTTTGAAAAATTTTTATATGAAGAATATGCAATAGAAATATTCGCACGTTCAGATGCTTACCAAAAAGCGTTTAATTATATTTTTAAGATACAATGGTTTGGAGAACTAACTAAAAGTTTTGATTTAACTTTGGTGTCAGATGAAAAAAAACAAGCCGTATCTCCCACTTATCACTTTCTTGCAAAAAATGCTTGTAGAGCAAAAAACACAAAATTTGTTGATGATTTAAAAAGTGTTTGGGATTTTTCAGACATTGTCATCACAGACTCTCCAGAAGTTTTAGACGCAAAACCAAAAGGTAAAATTTCAATCAAAATAAATAAGTTATATAATCAATGGAATAAATCTGATTATGCTTTTGATGACCTTAAAACTTTGTCAGATAAAGATTTTTTAATAAATCTTTTTCCACAAGAACAAAAAACTTTACAATCTTAAATTAATATATAATTTTAAAAAACAAAAAATAAATAATGGAAACAGCAGAAGTTAAACAAGAAGATTTGACTCAGACAGCAGAAATTCAAACTGTTGCAGAGCAACCAAAAACACACAACGAAATAATTGACGAGGTAATTAATAAGGTTGCTTCAAAGAATTATAAGGTTTATTTTTATTGCCCACCTTTAAACATTCCAAGTGGCGGTATATATGTTTTGCTTAATTATGCAAAAACACTAAAAGAAGCTGGGTATGATGTTCACGTTATATATGAACCAAGAGAAGACAGAAAAGCTTCAATTGAAGCATCTCAAAAGCAACGTAAAGCAATTTCTATTTTTGAAAAATTTAATCCAATTTGGACTGAGGGTTTAGTAAAAGATTTGGAATTGAAACCTCTTGGAAATGGAGATATTAAATTTACAGATGGTTCAAGCACTAAGGCTGAAATGCTTTCTTTAAGCCCAGAAGATGTTTTGTTTATTCCAGAAGGATTTCCAAATATCATGGAACAAACAGGAAAGTTGCCTTGTAAGAAAATTATATTGTGCCAAAGTTGGTATTATATTTTAAATGGTCTTAAGGTTGGTCAAACATGGCAACAGTTTGGAATTAATGATGTAATATCTGTCTCAGATGGCATTACTGAATATCTAAATGCAATCATGCCAGGTTTAAAAATCAAAGAATTAAAGCAGTCAATTGATAGAGATATTTTTAAACAAGTTCCTCAAACTGATAAAAAACCAATTATTGCTTATAGCAAAGGCAGAAGTCATGAAGCGGTTATTAAGACTGTAAACATAATTAAGACTTTTTATTCATTTTTTCCTCATTACAGATGGGTTAGATTTGTAGAGTTAGAAAATCTTCAAAAAAGCGAATATGCTGACAGATTGTGCGAATGTGCTTTTGCTCTATATACCGATGAAATAGCTGGATTTGGAACACTTCCTTTGGAAGCTATGGCTACAGGAACTCATGTTGTCGGTTGGACTCCACTTGGAAGCAAGGAGTATATCAGTGAAAACAATGGATACTGGTGCACAAATGGAGATATTTTCAGATTAGCAGAATTAATGGGTCTTGCTTTAGATAATTATTTTGCTGGAAATATGGACGAAGAAATAATGACAGAAGCTTATGAAGCTACATTATCAAATTATACAACAGATAAAGAAAAACAAACAATTTTAAACCTTCAAAACGAATACGACAATGAAAGAATTAACGAATTTGCAAAGCTTAAACAATAAGAAGCTTCTTGTAATATTGCCTATAAACAAGGCTGTAGAAAAAACTATCAATCAAACAATTTATTTTTTGAGAGAACAAACATCTCCAATTGATTTGCTTTTGTTGGTATCAAAAAATTTATCTGAAACAGAGACAGAAATTTTAAAAACTGCCCTGGTTGAATCAAAAATCGAAATGCTTAAAAGCAATCCAGATGGAAGCACAGGAGTAGAAGTGATTTCGTCTAACAAAGATATTAATTATGTAATTGAACAAACAGATTCAGAAACTTTTCAACAAGTTTTCAATGAAGGCTTCAATTATGCAGTAACTAATAATTATGAGTGGTTTAGTCCAATCGAATATCTTGATGTAGTTGAAAAGAATTGGTATAAAAATTTCAATGATTATTCCTTAGTTAAGGAAGGTATTGATGCATATGTTCCAATAACAAAACAATCATCAAACGGCATATTTAGCGGATTTTTAAATGAGGCTTGTTGGGCTGAAGGGTTTGCAGAAGAAGCTGGATTATTTGATTTACAAATGCTTTTAAGAATGAATTGTGTTAATCTTACTGGAGCTGTTTTAAAAACAGAGTCAATTAAGACATATTCAGAAGAAAAAGATGGTGTTTATTTTCCAATAAAAGAAAGCTTTAAAATATCTTCAATTTATGAATTCTTTTTAAGATTTATTTATAACGACATTAAGATATTTACAATACCAAGAATAGGATATGAATATTCTGTTATTAATAATGCCAGTGTTTATGACAAGTTTTTATCAAAAGTCCCAACCAACTTGCTTCAAATATCTCCTGAAAATGGAGGAGTTACTCAACAAGAGTATCAATTTTGGATTCAAGCTGCCAAAAAAGAATATTTCTTCGATACAGATAGAAATATTGAATACAAAGAAACAGTTTAATGATTTAATTTTTTAATGAAAAAACTTAAAAAGCTTGAAGACTTACATTTTGAAACAGAAACAGATGAAAGAAAATACCTTTTAAAAAAGGTATTTGATGAATCTTGTAAAGAAGATGATGATTTTACACTCAATGATTTGAGGGAAATGTATATTGAAATACAAAGAACCCAGGATTTGAATGAAAAATATGAGAAAAATTCTATTTATTGGTCTGAAGAACAAGAAAAGGCGCTTGTTGATTATTTAAAGTCAACAAGTGACTACGAAAAGAATATAATTTTTGAAAAAAAACTTTACAAAGCTTTTAAGAAATTAGTTGAAAATATAATATTTACATACAAATTATATAGAACAGACATTGAAGCAGAAGATTTGCAAATTGATTGTTTGTCTTTCCTGGTAACAAAAATAGAAAAGTTTAATCCTCATTCTGGAACTCGTGCTTTTGCCTATTTTGGAACTATAGCCAAACATTATTTAATGGGCGAAAAGAAATCAATGTATAAACAAACTCTTAGTGTATATGACGTAAGCGATAGTCATAAAGAGATTGTAAAAAATGAAGATTATATATTTAATCCTAATGCTGAAAATCAACAAGATAAAAATATGACTGTATTTGAAAAAATAATACAGTCTCTTGATGAAGAATTAGAAAACCCTAAAATACCAGATTCAGATAAAAAAGTAGCTGAAGCTATTATTTATATTTTTACTAATCATGAAATGCTTGATGTTTACAATAGAAACCTGGTTTATCATTTATTAAAAGAAAGAACAGGTCTTCACGGAAAAGAAATAACATATTCTTTAGGTAGATTGAAAAAGTTTTACAAAGTTTTCAAAGAAGAATTTTTAAGAGAAAAAGATTAAAATTCAAATTTTTTTTCTTTGCTTATTTATGTTAAAAATATTTTATGGCAGAAATTGATAAAGAAAAAATTAATGAGCTTTTTGATAAATTCATTAAAAACGCTGAAGAAGAGCGAGATTTAGCTCTTGAAAGATATAGAAGACAAGATTTACAAGTTGAAAAACCTGAAGATTTTGTTTTACAAGGTAAAAATCTGGTAGACTTTTTAAAAACAGCTTCTCAAAGGTCTGACGCTATTCTTGATGCCATTAAAATCATGAGCGCAATAACTTATAAAGACAATTCTACATCGGTTCAAAGTAATTTAAGTCCTGATGAATTTAAAAAACAATTAAAGCAAGCTGTTGATGATGAATTGTTAAATGATAAATAACAACATATGCCATACATTCAACAAGCAGAATCCCAATTAACACAAGACCAATCTCAATTGTTAGGTAAGCTAAAGGCTTATTCTAATTATGGATTAAATATGCCAAAATTAGATTTATTTATTCCCAAAAATCAACAAATATCTTTGTTTGATTTTATTAAAAAAATATTTAATTCTATAGGAGGAGAAGCAATGTTTCAAAATTTATTGAAAACATTTATAACAAAACTTCTTGACAAAGGAAATAATCTTCTTGAAAAACAAATAGTAAAAGCTTTAGTTGGTTCTTTAGATAAACAAAATATTTCAATAAGCCCAGGCGTTTCAAATCAAAATTGGCTCACGCAAAACATTTTACCATTAATGAACATAGCAAAAGACCAAATATTAGCTTTAATTCTCGGATTTATATTTGGCCCACCTTCTTTAATGTCTGAATTGATAGATAAATTTAATTCAAAAAACAACATAGCAGCACAACCATCAGACCCAGATAAACTATTACAGATGGCTGTTTGTAGTCAATTAATGTATACTGTTTCAAATTTGCCAAATCAAGGTGTTGGAGATTTAGAATATCAAAAATTACAATTGACAAATCAATTAACAAGCGGAGGAATTGTTTTTGAAATTTCTTGTCAACAAGTAGTTATTCAAATGCCAAAAACTGTTCTTGGCTCAATAGTTCCCGTAGCAACTTCTATTCCTGGAACCAGCCAATCGTCTTTTAATGCTGCAAATTCAATAAGCAGCCTGGATAATTGGATTCAAACAGAAATAGCAAGGCAAAATATACCAGAAAACAAATCAAGCGCAAGCAAATCATTTTTTGAAGATTTTATAGAAAAAATATTAAATTTAATAACAACAGCAGTAATGCAACAATTAGACCCAGTTGTAGATTTAATTTATCAATTTGGTAATCCAGTTAAAATTGTTACCGATAAATTATTAGGAACTCAAACTTCTACTTCTGTTACTAAAGAAGAATTGAAATCTTCAACATTTGGCTCTCCTTGTGATATTTATTCTTTAGGGTTGCAATCTATGCAAGGTGACGCAAATGCGTCTTCTAAAAAAGACCAGTTATCAGCTTTTATGTCTATTTTATTAAACGCAGTTCTTGGTATATTGCTTGCAATTTTGTTAAGCGAATTAATTAAGCAGGTTAAAAATTTATTAAAAAGAATTCTTGCAAAAAAAGCGGCAGATTTAGCTCAAAGATTAATTAAAAAAAGAATTCAACAATTTGAAGATTTTACAGGAAACATAAGCGCAGAAGCAGCCAGGGCTGCAAAGTTAGCAAGAGCTCTGGCAGAATTACAACCTATATTACAACTTTTAAAATAATTAACATGAGCATTATACAAACAGACGTAGCATTTCAAAAGTCAGATGAACTTGCATATTTTTTAAGTGCTTTATTCGACTCAAATAAAATAAAAATACCAATTCCAGACCCTTTTACTATTATAATGAGTAAAATAAGAACTGGAATGGATTCTTCGGCAACATCAGCTTCTGTTAAATCAAGATTTAATGAAATAGGAATTCCAGAAGGAACACTAGATAATGGTCAACCAAATGTAATGGAAGGTTTTTCTGATATTATGTGTGAAGAAATCATTACTTCAATTCAAGATGATATGAGAATTGATGTTGCAGTAAGCCCTGGAGCAATAATTATGCAAGGAGCAAATGCTGCTGGTCCAGTTGTTTCAACAAATGCATCGCCTTCTATACCAGAAGGTTTAAGTGGTTTAGCAAGTTAAAAAGATATATGGATTATAAAGAAAAAAGTAATAATGATTTAATAAAAATATTAAATGACCTTTCAGATGAAAGCGTAAAATTAAAGTCGGATGTTGAAAAGATTTTATTGGTAATAGAAGATATAGAAGTTAGATATAATTATATACAAGAGTTAATAAAAAGCAGATTAAAAAAGTAAATAAATGGCAAAAAACCCTTTCACATCACAATTAGAGTCTAATCTTAGTTCGATGGGACAACATAAAGTGTCAAGTAAATCGCCTGACGCTGGTGGTGGAAGCACGAGGATTATATATCCAGGTAAAGTAATTTCTACAGATGAAAGCAACGGAATGAGAAGAATAGTTGCCAGAATAATTCAACTTGGAGATGATGGCTTAGAAAATCCAGGAAAAGATAAAAATTTAACAGATTCAGATTTGGTAACATGCATTCCTTTGTTGCCATCTCATTTTAATGTAATGCCTATTCCAGGAGAAATGGTTATTTTATTTCTTGAAAACTTTGGCGAAGGAAGCACTAATGCAATGAGGTATTATATTGGTCCAATTCGTTCTACTTTTTATAATTTTGATTATGAAGATTATGTTGGAGCAAACAAAATAAGAAATCCAAAATTAACGAACATATCAATACCAATAGGCTCATTGGATTTGGTTCCTGGAAATAATGATGTTGCAATTCAAGGAAAAAAAGCTTCAGATATAATACTATCTTCTTCAAGAGTTAGAATAAATGTGGCTAAGTTCCAGTCTGACACTTTAAATCCAAATAAAGAAACTTTCGGTCAAATAGAATTAATTCAAAATCAAGACATTAAAGCTTATATAAATCAAAACAGAATAACTGGCACTCCCATTCCAAATCCAACACCTCCAGCCGAACAGTTTACTCAAATTAATATAAGAGGAAATAATATTAATTTGATTGCAGCCAAAGGCTCTAACAAAACAATAGACCAAAATGGCAGCGAAAATATATTTACAATACAAGACACAAAAGCTTCTTCAACAAAGGTAAAATATGATTTAGAAGTTATAAATAACCCATATATATTTAAATTAGGTCAAGAGTCAGAATCTTTGCATCCACTTGTTTTTGGAGATAATCTTGTTCAACTTTTATCAAAAATAATTATAAGATTAGAAACACATATTCATACACCTCAAAATCCCGCAATACCAGACTCAGCTGGCTTACAGGCAGACTTACTTCAATATACTATTGACTCAAATGGCAATATAAATAAACTTGCAGAATTAATTTCTCAATTAGTTAGAACAAATTAAGCATTATATACTGTATTAACAGTTATGTCTTGGTTTGGAAAGCGAAGTTCAAGTATAGTATTTGGACCAGATAAAATTTCATTATTTATTGGAATCATCTCTGTATATGTTAAATTGCTTCCAACAGTTGTTATTGACTGACCAGCAGCTTGACTACTTCTTATGTTTGAATAAGCACCACCAGTTATATTAGTTATTGTAACATCAATAACATTCAACACTCCAGGCAAATTCATTATTATATCTGTAATTTCTGCTATATAAAGTTTTTCGTTCATTTGCCATAAATTTATGTTAAAATAATTTTGTAAAGCAGTTATAATATTTGCCCTAACCTCAGAAGCATTATAAGAATAGCTTATTAAAACACTTGCATTTATTCCAAAATTAATCACATATCCGTCATTTATTTCAACATAATCATTTATCATTCTATATGGAACAAGATATTCAGCTAAATTGTTTTTTAAAATGTTTGTAGAATTTAAAGCTATTTGACCTTGAGAATTTAAAGCTAAAATATACATTATAATTTTATTATCATCAACTTCTCCATGTATTCTGAATGGTCTACCAAATTGTCCAGGGATTTGATACGCTCTCGCAATATAATCATCTAAAGTAACACACCTGTCTTGAGATGCATAATTGGCAGCGATATATTGTTTTAACTCTTCAACTGTTAAAGGGTCTGTTCCACCTAATGCTGGTAAAATATTTTGTGCCGTAAAAGTAGTTTGTATTTGATTGATATAAGTAGGGTCAGAACCAACAACATTTAAATTAACATTTGCAACCTGCGAAAGAGTGTTTGTTCCAACATTTGAACTGCTTCCTCCTCCTACTCTATATTTAACATATAAAGTAGAATTTGCTGGAAGTTTATAACCAAGTGCTGTGTTATTGAAAAAATCTGTAACAATAGTTGGATAATCCTGCCCTAATCTGATTGAGTTTAAATAAGTCTGATAAGCGTTATTATTAAAGTCTCCACCGCCAAATGTTAAATTACAGCTTCCATCTGGATTGAAATCTTTTGTAAATCTTTTTGGAACTGTAATGTATTGACCTTCTTTTATTCCATTTAAACTTGGAGCAGATGTCGGTAAAAAAACCTTATCTTCAGCCAAATATTCTACTTCATAATACTGTAAATTTGGGTCGTTAAAATTAGCAAATGTAGGGTTTCCAACCACACCAGTTCCAGGCATAGCTATTACAGATGTAATATCCAATACATTAGTATCTGGCAATGTTAATTGATAGAAAGCTGAAGAAGCTATGTCGTTTGTTATAGGTAAAGAATAGATTTTTGTAGAACCAGCATTTATTTTTTCAAGCTTGGTAATTGTATAATTTATTATGTTTTGATTGTTATCATAATTTGGAGTTATAGTTCTGTTTGGTATGCCATCGTCAGAAAAATCAGAAGAAAAATCTATTTGAAACAATGTTTCAAAAACCTGACCACCACCATTCACCTGCATTCCAGGTTGAACTAAAGGTAAATAATTTGGGTCAGGTCCATTTCCAGAAACTGGAACATTTACTGAAATTTGAGCCAGAGTTAAAGATGCATTATTTCCTTGAGGTTTAAAACCAAGAGTTTTTGCAAGTCTAAAAGCTCCTTCTATTTCATCTACTCCATCAATAAATAGTTGATTAAATCTCTTGTCTACATAATAATTTAAAATGTCAGTCGTGTATGCCAACAAATCTACTAAAGCCATTCCCGCACTTACAACGTTGAAATCTTGCCAATTGTCGGGGTAATATAGTTTTAAAAGCGATTGTAATTCAGCATTTATTGAATTAAAATCACGATTAGTGTAAGAGGGTGTCGAAATAATCTGTGTGCTCATTAGTTGTTTTTTTATAAATAGTTATTTTAAATTTTCTACATAATTTTTTATTTCTTCCTTGGAAAATAAAATAACTATATCATCCCCCTTATCTCTTACTGCTTGCCATTTAGTTTCGTTCTCCAGTTCAAGTTCTTTGTCTTTTCCATTTTTATTATATGTCCAACTAGATTTAATTTCAATTATTTTTTCTTTGAAAATAAAATCAGAATGATAAACATGCTGTTCTTTATTTAAAATATAATTATAAGATTTCCCATTAGTTAATTCATTGATAAAACCATGTTTATCCATTAATTCAACAAAATATAATTCAAAACTTCCTTGAGTGTAAATATTTGTATTTTTATATTGAACAATTTTAAATGAAGATTTTTGCATTTTTTTGAATATTTTTATACTTTGAGATGGATGTTCAACACCATGCCTAATTATCATTGTTTTTTTTGCTTGTTCTCTGTTATTAAAATTTTCATTGCCATATAGTTTTAATTTTGTTTTTTTACTCTGTTCTTTGTTATTATAATTTTCATCTCCATATTTTTTTAATTTTGTTTGATTGGTTTTGTTAATTAATTTTTCACTTTGTCCAGAGTATTCTACTCCATATTTTTCTAACATTGTTTTTTTACCTTGCTTTCTATTTGTGAAATTTTCATTTCCATATCTATCTATTTTAGTTTGTTTTGATTTTTCTTTTATTTTTGCATGCTGAAACGGGTGTTCAACACCAAAATTTTTAAAACAAGTTTTTTTAGCCTGTTCTCTATTATTATAAATTTCATTTCCATATTTTTCAAAATTTGTTTTTTTTGCTTTTTGTCTTGAACACTTTTTACAAAAATATAATTCTGTTAAATTTTTTGTTACAACTATGTAGTTACTAAAATCTAATTCTTTTTTATTATCACATATATCACATTTAACATTAATTTTAGTGTGACTTTTTTTTGTTAAATGTTCAATTTTAACAATTAATTTTTTACCATTAATTACATCGTATCCTAAATCACTATAACGCTTAATCATATTATGGCTTACACTTATCTCTACTTCTTTATCTAATATCATTTTGTGTTGTTTTTTTTGTTTCGTTATCATTAATTAAATCATTCATTTTGTTTTGAACGAATTTTGACATATTGATAGAGTTTTTATCGCATATTTCTCTAAATTTTTCAAATATGTTCTTGTCAACCGTAAAGGTTTTTGATATTTTTTTGCTTTCTTCCATAATTATTTATATTGTTTTATAGTAATAAATAGTTAAAAAAAATCATTTTTCATTTTTGTCAAGTTTATTTTTGAAAATCAGTGGAAACAAAATAATAAATTGAATATATATCAAGCAATGTCTGAAGCTATTAGAAGACAAAAAAAACAATAAAAAATGAAAATTACAAAAACAAGAGTAAACAATGGAAAAATTGTTTCAGTTTATTCAAAAGAAACTGGATGGATTAATAAATCCGTATATTCAAAAGAGTTTGGGTGGATTAACAATCCAATAATTACTGAAACAACCCTGGACAAATTGCCAACAGAAGAGGAATCTTATGCACAAAGTTATATTAGAAAATATAGACAGTATATAGAAAAAAAAGAAAATGGGTTTTTTGAAATATAATTTTTATATAATAAAACAAGTGGAGGCATGATGAAAATTATGCCTCTTTTTTAATTTGATTGTATGTTTCCTTCATTTATTGGGACGGAAATAACTAAAGTTTGATTTATATTATATATTGTTTTTGAAGTAAATAATATTTTAATCACCAAAATATTATCATCTTCCTCAGATAAATCCATTCTCACTTGCAATACATCTATTTGTGGTAAATATTTTTTTACTTGATTTTGAATGTCCTTTGTAAGATTTTGTTGAGTTATGTCGTCAATAGGCTCAAACAAATAATCAAATATCGGAGAGTATACTCCGCTTCTCATTACCCTGGCTCCTCTTTTTGTTGTCATCAAGCTTAATAAATCATCTGTCAATGCTTGTGATGTAACAGAATTTGTTCCAAAAACGCCTCCTTTATTTGAATTCTGAAAAGGTAACTGTATATTAATGCTCTTTTTTGCCATGTCTATAAATATTGTTTAAAAAAAATGATTGTAAAGAAATTTTGAGAAACTATTTAAATTAAAATATTATGTCAATTTTTCGTTTATATAGCACAAAATCCAACACAATTGCCAGCGGCAAGCCATATGAAAACTATAATAGCAGTTTTAATGAAATATGTAACTTATGGTATGGAGGAGGCTCAGATAGTATAATTGATTCATCTACAATGAATTCTATTAGCAGATTTCTTATTTATTTTGATTTAACGGAATTGATGGATAAATTTTCATCACAGCAAATCATGTCTGGAAATGTAACTTCTTATGTTTTGAAGATGAAAAATTGCCTTCCATCAGATGATTTACTTGAAACTGTAAAAAATAGTTATGTTCCACCGAAATTTGTTGCCAATAGTTTTGACTTAATATCTTTTCCAGTAAACAAATATTGGGACGGAGGTGTTGGATATGACTTGAACAATAACATTTATGTTGCAAAATCTAATGGTTCTGTATATGTAACAGGTTATAGTAACTGGAATTACGCAACAAGTCTTACGACATGGACAGAGTCAGGTGTTTATACTAATCCAACTGCATCAACTTCTTATTATGGAACTCAACATTTTGATGTTGGCGATGAAGATTTAGAAATTGATGTTACAAACATAGTTGAGCAATGGTTAAATGGAAGTTCTGAAAATAATGGTTTATGTGTTTGTTTTGCAAGACCATATGAGCTTATTTCTGGCGACACAAGGAATATAGCAAGTTTTTTTACACAACACACTAATACAGCTTATAAGCCGTTTTTAGAAGTAAATTACAATCAAACAATAGAAGATGACAGGTTTCAGTTTAATGTTCAAAATATTAATAGGCTTTTTTTATTTACATACAGTCAAAATCAGCCAATTAATTACTTTTCTGCTGGAACTGTTAATATACAAGACTATAATGGAAATATTCTTTCTTCTTATTCTCCAAATCAAATGCAAACTGGCGTTTATTATGTAGATGTTTATTTGCCTAATGCAAACCCAGGAGATATTCTTTATGATATTTGGAGCGGAGTCACTTTTAATCCAGGATATGATGTTCAGGATTTTAATCAACAATTTGTTGTTAAGCAAAATTTTTATAAAAATAACTTTAAAGGAGTTAATCAGTATTCTTTAAAAACTTATGGTTTGGAAAATAATACAATCATTGATTATGACGGAATAATTAGAATTTATGCAGAATCAAGCATAAACTTTACAAATAATAATGCATATGTTCCTTATGGATTACAATATAAATTAATCATGAACAACAAGGATGAGATAATACCTTGGACTGATGCTAATTTTACAAATATAGATAATACTCTTACTTATTTTTTTGATTTAGATACAAGTTGGTTAATAAATAATCAAACATATAGAATAAATTTTAAAATAAACGAATTAGGAACCAAAAAAGTGGTTGAAGAAAATATATATTTTAGGGTTTTAAAACAAAAATCTTTACAATAAGTTTATTTATATTTTTTTTGAACTATGATAAATAAGTATCAATTTTTTAATTCTGCCAATACATTAACGACTTTAGCAAATATTTTTATAAGCGGAGATGTAGGTCTTAATTTCAGTGCAGACACAAATGTTATTGATATTTATCAATCATTTGGACATTATGATTTTTCAGGAAAAATCTATGAGTTTTTTCCTTATGATGGAAATGTGTTTAGTAAAAGGAATTATAATGATAATAATTTTGTTTTAATTAGTTCTGCAAATACAATAACTGGATACACAATAATTCAAGGTTTATATCGTCAATATTCAAATGAAGAAAAAAACACATTTGCTAATAATCTTGCTTTAAAAATAAATAATCAAGACTCAAATTTAAAATTTGGTGTTATTTTTGAAGATGTTCCACAAGAAGACAATTATATTAACGTATCTCTTAAAAGAAGTTTTGGTTTAATAGAAACATTAACTATTAAAAACAATATACTTGGTCAATGGAATCAGCTTGATTCTCCTACTGGCGTTGTTTTCGGAACATTAATTGCAAATCAAAAAATAAATGATTCAAATGGAAATCCGATAAAAATACCATTAAGAAATGTTCCTATATTAATACATAACACACAAAATGATTTGGTTTCTACGATAGACCCAACTAATGATAACAGTAGAACTTCTGTTAATATGATTGATAATTCAAGAAGAGAATATTACACAAATGATTTTTCCTGGAATTTTGATAAATCCATTTTACCATCTTTAAGCACAAAAAATGTAACTGATGTTTATAAATA